ACCGGCTTAACGGATGGATGGAAGGCGATGATTACACTCAAGAGGTAGAGAAAGACGGGAATCTTTACATCTACATCATATCCCATGGAGAAGACATTGACTTTTCCGGTGTCATTCAGCCTGCGAATTAACTTCTATTTTCTTAGCTGGACTTTCTAAATTGAATGTCCATGATTTTGTTTTCGCCTACTTCGAGTTTATCTGCAAGTTCGGGGAAGTTCTTTTTGACGAACTTATCACTAAATGGTTTAATGCGTCTGAACCATGTGATTTTTTCAGTAAGCCATACGGGATCGTTGGAGATTCGTGCGGTAGGTTTCTTGGCTCTATTTCCGAGGTTGATGACTTGATATGTTAGTTCTACATTTTCTAACCATACTTGAGTTCCCCAAGAATCTTTTGTTACTTGTACTTTCATTTTTAATTCTCCGTTAGGTGTTCGCTTTGGGTCTTATCCGAATAAGACTAAAGAACACTTGCTTAGTAAAATCTCTAAATCCTCTTATTGATGTTGGAGGATATTTGTTTACAGATGGGGAAATATGTAGGGGAATTTATGAGAAAAAATTCGATGTGACGAGGATATAAGATAAATTAGAGTTCGGCTGCGCAGCGATTACATGAATACATTCGATGACAATTTAAAATTAGCATATGCTAGGTGTATATGGAATGATTTTGTATCTGAATGGGAATCTGATTTTTCTGTGGAGCATTTAGAATCTCCTCAAGAGATGGTTATTTTAGCTGCTCGACCTGCTAATCAGCGTCAGCCCAAGCCGAGTTCGTTTGATATTTTGAAGCAATACAAAGATGATCCTAATGTTTACATATCTTACATCGGGACATTAGAAGAGACTCCATCTATTCGCAAGAACAAAAAGCCTCGTAAAGAACCTAAGGTTGGCATCAATCCAAAGAGTCATTACAATACGCCATTGGGTATATATACCTATCCATTGAAAGAGATATGGGATAGGATTGAAAATTCGGGCAGTTTATCGGATGTTCCTTATCAGGGTGAGAAACCTTATATTGCTATTATTCGTGTAAGGGAAGATGCTAAGTTCATCAATGACATGTACAATGAATATGATTCTGCGAGTTATGATGAGGACAAGAAGAAACTGAGGGGATATTTTACGCCTACGGTTTTGACAGATGAAGAATTTGAGGGTATTGAGAAGAAGGCATTGGAAAAAGCCAAAGAGTTAAATCCTGTCATGTCGATGTGGAATGTGGTTCGGCATTTAAGTTATTTGGTAGCTATGTTAAAAGAGCCGGGGGCTGATCGAGAGACTATTGTTCGTGAGATGTTAAATGCGTATGATTTGAGTGATTTGATGCCTGACAAATCTGAGGGCAAATTAAATCCTTTTGGATTGGCTTTCAATCGTATTTTGAATGGGGTTTTGGAGTATGAAGGTTTTGCTGACAAGAGTGGCAAAGGATATATTCATAGTTCTGAACCGATGCAAGCTGTTTTCCTTTCTCCTAAGTCGTATGATCAAATAGATATCATTGACAATGAGAACTCTAGTGAATCGGACAGGGCGAACCATCGTTATAAGAACGAAGAGAAGTTAGAGCGTTTTATTCAGAAGAAGGGCGCTGATCTTTCCGAGAAGGTATGGACAGAAATTTTATTGGGATATCCTAAGCATTGGGATAGATGTCCGTATGATAGTGTTCGCAAGTCGCCTCAGATATTGGATGCTGCTGATAGTCATTGGGCGAGGCAAATTGATCCTAGCAACGTAATGGCCATTGATTTGCCGGAACATGTGCAGGATTTGCCGAAAACTCAAGCTGCGATACGTAATGGATGGATCAAGACTATTGAGAAGACGCCTACGTATTTCTCGAAGGCTCCTGAATGGGTTCAACAAGATGCTGAGATGCTAAAAGCTTCTCATACTGGTTGGGAGAATCTTTTAGATACCAGTCCTGATAATTGGGAGAAGTGTCCGTATGATGATATTAAAGAGATGCCTGAGTTAAAAGCTAAGGCGAAAGCGTATTGGGGTGAACAAGTAACGCACAGTTCGGGTTATTTTGAACAGATTCCTGAGGCGTTCGCTAACGATCCTGAAATTTTTGAAAAAGCGATTCAGTCATCTATTATAGCCATTGAAGGTAACGTCGAAGGTTGGGGAGATTTGAATGAGAAGCTGAGAAATGATCCGAGGGTTTTGGAGAAATTGGGACCGGCATGGATAGAGCTTGTTGAGCGTTCTCCAAACAGATTGGACAACTTGCCGGATCATTTGAAAGAAGATCCTATTTATGCTGAAACGGCGAAACAGAAAATCATTTCACTGATGGAGCAATATGCCATTGATGATGTTTATGGTTCTTATGGAAATAACATTCCTGCGTCATTGATGAAAGACAAAGAACTAATGGGGATAGTTGTTGACAAATGGAAGGCGCGTGTACAGGAGCACGGGATTGAGGGGATGGCTTATGTCCCATCGGAGTTGCTTGTACTTCCTGACTTCAAAGAATTTGGTATGCAGGCTTGGAAGGACAATTTGATTGAGAATCCTAATCGTATGGATCGTATACCTACAGCGTACAAAGAGTTAAACAAAGACGCTGACATGTGGAAAAAGATTCTTGTTAATCCTAAGCATGGAGCGCATTATACTATTTGTCCTATGGCAATAGTAAGGAATGATCCTGAAGTTCAGGCGGCTGCTAAGCAATGGTGGAAGAAACATGTTGTTCGACAGCCAAAGTATTACAAAAGCATTCCTACTGAGTTTAAGGATGAGATAAAAGCTGATCCTGAAGTGCATCAATCATATTTGGAACATATGAGGGATCTCGTTGCTACTTCTCCTAATGAGATTGAGTTTGACGAAATCAAAGACGAAGAGCTGTTAAAGGCTTATTGGGAAGGCGCTCGACAGTTTGCTGAAAACTATCCTGAATATTTTTCGCGTCTTCCTGAAAAGGTTATTGATGAGTTTCTAAAAGATCCTGAGATAGTTGAGAAGTGGAAAGAATATTGGATTCGTCAGGCTATCAGACGCCCCGAATTTAAGAATGAGACCCCATTTAAGAACAATGAGATTTATGGCAATCCAAAAGTCGTCAAGGCAATCAGGGACTATGTTGAGCAACAACTTTACGAAGGAAATAGTTCCTCATTCATTGATTCTGCTTTGCCTGAGTTGGTTGAACAAATAAAGAACGATCCTCAATACCTCAAGAAACGCATGGAGCATTGGAAAGAGCAGATCGCGGGGAATCCTGATCGTTGGGATCACTATTTTGATATACTTGGGGATGACGAGTTAGCAAAGAACAACTTAAGAGATTATACCAGAAAGATATGGAAGAAATTGATTGTTGATAAGGGTATTATACAGATCAGTGTTCCGTCTGGCATGATGGAAGAAATCATTAAAGAGCCAAAGATGCAAAAGATCATACTTGATCAATGGATGGAATATGTTACTCGTAAAAAAATAACAGATGCTGAAAATTTGGGTGGATATTATTCTAACTACAATTTTCCGTCTCAATTTGTTCTTGATGATGAAAGTTTTCGTCAACGTTTGAAGTTGAATGAATGGATACAATACATCGATCATAATTATCAAAATCCAGAAGCGTTGACGAAGATTCCTCCTGAGTATGAGCAACATCCTTTAATTCAAGAGCATTTAGTAGAATATCGGAAGTCGATAGCATTGCAGGAATCTAAGAAAGAGGCTCAACAGGCGTTGGATAATGCGGGGATACCATATTCGTTGTGGGATACTCTAGATCAAATGGATTTGCCGACGCATGGTTCTAAGATTCAGCAATTCATTCAATCTCCTGAGTATCAGAAGTATCAGGACTTATACAATTTCAAAGATCTTGAGAAGGAACAAACTCCGATCAAGGGTACTATAAAAGTGTTTCCTCCTGATCCTTATCCTGTTCCTGCTTCCGATAATCGTCGTACTGTATGGGCGAGTGCATTCAACGACAATGTGATTATTCAGTTCTAGTTCTTGTATAATACGTGCAAGGTAAGGACTAGATTGATGGGAGATACTGAATACATAACACAGTCCCGATACGATATGGGAAGGATTTTCTCTGTTCCAGAGGAAACAACACCTATTTGCGCGATTCGAGCGGCTTTATTCAAATGCAATTCTGACAACAAGATGGTTGCCATTGGGTTGCACGGAGGTAATATGGTAACTAATTGGGTTGGTGTATACGGTGTTGTAACCCCTAAGAAGGCTTCATTCATAAATCCATTTAGTGTATTTTCATTTGATGATGTTCAGACGCCGGGATATGTTCAGCGCCTACAGAATGTCAAATATGTAAACGAAGAAGATCTTGAGGAGACGCCTGATCCAAAGGACGACAAAAATGCCAATAGTAAGAATACAGCCAAGCGTTAGTCGTTTAGAAGAGGTTGCTCGTCATCGATCTAAGCTCAGTCATGGTATAGCTTCTGATCGAGAGACTCAATTCATTGCTAACCCGAATCCTACGAATACTCATTTTGAGGTTCCATCGTATACTCCGAGAGACCAGAGACCAGAGGGCAGAGAAAAGCTTACAAGAGGGTCACATGGCGTCTATACCGCCTCAGAACTTTGCTATACCCAGTAATTCTCGGATTCATAGTCTAATGAATTCTCCTACATATTCAGGCGCTCATATAAATCCAGAGCCTCAAGCTCCGCCTGCTACGTCTCTTCCATTAGATTTTGATGACCCTGAAGTTTCTGATGGGAAGTTCGAATCTGAGAAGACGATGGACGCTCTCAACGAACTCGGTTTCGGATCACCGATGGAGTAACAACTTTCTGAGGTTGTAAAGAGGAATGCAGCCTTATGTGGTTGTAATAGTATTGCATAGTTGGTGATAGGTGATCTGCAAGAAACGGACTTAGTAAAGGAATAATCCATGCAGGAGATGTATAATAAAGCTGCGTATAAATTAGAAGATGAGTGCCTAAAATGACAGTAAGAAGTTCAGCATATTTAAAAAGTCGGTTCGAGGATGGCGACACGCCTTGCGAGGACGATTTTGGTGATTGGATCGACACCCTTTTTGATGGTAAGATTTGGTCGGCTAAATTGGTAGTTATGCTTCGAGGTCCGATCATCGTAGATGGCAATGACCCTCAGCAAACCCTTAAGTTTCAGGTTGATGCCTCAACTGATTCAGATTGGTCATCGTTTATCTTCCAAGTTGATACTTCCATTAGTCAATCTGGTTGGGAGTTTTGGAATGGCACTGATTTTATTCAGATCGATCCCGGAGGATTGGTTCCAGCCTATCAAGACGTAACTTATGGCTTGGTAACATATACGCATCAGAACGCCGGCAATCGAATGGATGAAGTATATATCCGATATCGATCAGGCTTCGGCTTTATTTGGAGCGACTATCAAACTGAAAAAGTCGTTTTAGGGTAACTCTTCTATAATTTGGATAAGCATATGAGATTACGTTTACTTAGCATACTTTTAGCAATCGCATTGGGAATACCGATGGTTGCGAATGCATGGTTCGATGACAGCGAGCCTTGGGGCAGAGTTATGATAACTCGCGCCAATACCTACGAGACTTATCAGAAGGACCAAGATGTTTTCAATCCAACAGGTCCATTGACATCAATTGATTTTTTCGACAGAGGGGATGTAGATCCTGACATTACATTGCTTTACGGCGGAGACCCTAACAATACATTTGATTGTGCTTGGCCGGTTACGTTTTATTTTTGGTTTATGACGAATTCGCCGTTGACGGGATATGATTATGAAGAGGCGAGGTTCCAATATCATATTGGAACGAACACGGCATCTTCAGCGAATTGGGTAACAATCGATACGATTACGAATTTCCCTCCGAGCTTTTTCGAGCATAAGACGGTTCATTTTGGGTTCTTAACGTGGACTCCGCCTATAGTAGACAATTCGAACTATTTGCTTCGGGTATGGGCAGTTCTTGAGAACGGGATGGAAAATGCTGATCAGACGGCACTCAACATAGATTCTGAAGGAGATGGGATTACTTGGCAAGATTATGAGGTTTTATGGATAAGAGCTATACCATGGAAGAAGCCCGGTTCTAGGTCTGCGCCAGCAGCTTCGTCAACAAGCGCAACGAAATCATATTCGCATGTCACATCTGAGAAAGATATGCCAAAAGAACCTGTTGTGATTATAGACCAAAAAACGAACAGACCTGTGGAAAAGAAGAATTTGATAGAGAAGGTAATTAAATGGTTAAATTTTTGGGACTGATGTATAATAGATTGCAAATATCCCGAATTAAGTAAAAAACAAACAAGGAGAAACAAAAATGAAGTTCAAAATCATAACGGTAGCAGTACTGGCAGCGCTTATTACTGCCGGAAGTGCAATGGCTGATCTCAAAGAAGATCTTCAAGGCGCGATTACATTGTATCATTCAAACAAATTGGCAGAGGCTATCTCCCTGATTGATTCCGCATTGGTTACAGACACAAATGCCTCGGCTTATGATATCTCTGCTGCCAATAATTTTTCGGCTCAATGGGCATCGTCATTAGCAGTTAAATCGGATTCACCCGGAGGCAGTACTACAACAGCAGCGGAATATGATGACATGATTAGTCGTTTAGATGCCGCTGCTGATCCTTTTGTCAGTTTTGCTAGGGGGAATGATATTTGGCTTTGGCAACTTGTCACCTCATGGACAATCTCAGCTAATCGAAGCAACTCAAAGGGAGATTTTCCGACAGCAAAAGCTTCAGCAAAAAAGGCTATAGATCTATATTACGAAGAAAAGGGCAGTAACCTTGTCGTCGGCGCAAATATTAGCGGTTTAGCTCAAAATGCAACAACAGCACATATTGTATCGGATGTAAATTTGGGCACTTCTGCTACAGATGCTACCTCGTATATCAATGCAAAAAAGGCTCATCCTCAGCCAACGCTTCTGTACTTCCAAAAAAAGTATGGTGCGAATACTGTTTTGCAGAAGTCGAGTCTCAATGAGATTTTCTCCATCGTTACTTCTCCTGACGTGATTAAGCCAATGAAGTTCAATGAAGCGATTGCTGCTCGCATTGCTCAGGAATGTCAGGAAAAGGTAAAGCCTATTCTTAGAACAGAAGGTAAAACTTTTGTTGGGGAAGCTGGAAGAACAAACATTACAGAGAAAGTTAGTCCAGTTATTGATCTTCTTAATTCTCCCGCTTTGAAAGGAATTGAAGCTGCTCTCCTTACGTGTGGTGTTACTATTGAGCCGTTGGACCGCACTCATATTCAGACATATGGCCAGCAGATTGGTGATATGATTATGAACGGTCAACTTGATCCAGATCCTCTTAAGTTTCTTCCTCACGTTTATCTTGCGTTAGGATATGATCTTTTTCAAGATTGGATGCTAGTATACAACGAAGGCGGAACATTCGACTGGACTGCTGCTCAGTAATTAACAACAGGAAACTTTGACTATGAAGCTTTTGAGATATATAGCTTTAGGTCTATTCTTGTTGATTAGCCCTTTAGCATCTAATGGACAATTTGTAGATCATCCTTTTTACGAGGATGCTACGAACGAGATTGCTCAAATCCCTGAGACTAGTTTCGTTGTTGACATGACAACGAAAGAGCTTACGGAAGTAGAGTTGCTAGAGTATTGCGTTGGTAAGTCAAGGCTCGCTATTCGATCTAGAGGGATGACCTTTGTCGGAAAAGACGGAGAACTTAGCGTCCTTGCCATAATGCATCCCATTACTCAATCTTTAGTAAAGAATGGAACAGAAGAAAACTTAAACGAGAAACTAAGAGAAAATCTTGGCTTCACGGTAAGAATTTTAAATCCTCGTCCAAAGGTTCGAAGGAATCCTTTCGGGTTTATTGTCCGGATCTTCAGGAAAGAAGATCCGCATTCTCCTAGAGCAAGGGCGAGGGCTTCTGTACGTTCTGCGAAGTCAGCTAGAAATTCAATGGATTGGTATATGGCTCTATTGACTAATAGCGCCTCTCGACTTTCTTTCAATCTCGCCAATGCAATTCCTAACATGGATTATTCAATTGGGAAGTTAGAAGATCAAGGTTTGGTTGCTCCTTTACCCGACCTTGAATATAACATAGCTCAGTTGGATAACGTTGGGATTACAAGTAACACGTATGTTCACACAGACAGGGTTTCCTACGAACTTCAAAAGTTGAAGCCAGTCGAATTGCTGAAGTTAGACAGTTTGTCTTTTATTGCGCCTTATGTTTCGGTAAGCGATATAACTATTGAAGCTAATATGCATTTTTCATTTAGTAACATTGTTACTTTAACACCGTCTATCATTGAAGGAACATCACTAATTGTATCTGAGGTTTCTGCTGGCACGAACGCTCCGCTTGTAGGTGAAGTTGTTTTTGTAACAGATAAGATTTCTTCTGATACAAATTCTCTTGTTATCGATGGTGTTGCTTCGATTGTATCTGAGGTTTCTGCTGGCACGAACACATCTCTTATAGGTGAAGTTGTTTTTGTAACAGATAAGATTTCTTCTGATACAAATTCTCTTGTTATCGAGGGTGTTGCTTCGATTGTATCCGAGGTTTCTGCCGGTACGAACACATCTCTTATAGGTGAAGTTGTTTTTGTAACAGATAAAATGGATGCAGAGATTAACGAGTGGAACGATTACTTGGCGTTTAAAGCACTTGCTGCGCCTGATTTTACAAACGCCGAAGGCGTGGTAATGTTAGATAGTAGTTATGGAAGTTACATTGAGAATCAGACAAAATATGCATGGTCAGACATCTATTCTTCAAGGTTCAGAGAACGTATGATTGGTGAGCAGGTATATGACAACTATGTTGATCCGAGCAATGTTTTGGCATGGGTAGAAGGCGAAGGAACAATTTTTGAAGGAGCTTTAAACTTCGTTCCATTGCCTCAGAGCATCATGAGAAAGAAATTCATTGCTGAAGTTCGAGTTCCTACGAATGATACTGAGGCTCAAAACCAAGCTGCTGAAATCGCTTATTTCAAATCTATTGGATACGATGGTCTTTTATTTGTTTATTATGACTATGAAGATCCCGCAGTCCTTAAAGATTTAGTTGAATCTTATACGAATGAATGGAGTATAGGTTTAGCGATCTCTAGAGAAGAAGGATTGCATATGCCTTACTTTGGCGACTTCAACAGAATCAAACAGGTAATCGAGGATGTTGCTCCTAGTTGCGAATTTGTAACTTTCTCATGGAGAGGTACTACAGAAGAACATTGGAATGAACATAAAGATTACCATACTTTCCTAATGACGTTGTGCAGCGTTGCAAGAAACGTTTCACCGAATATTGCTATTGTAGATTCCATTTTTGCGCATAAGAGCGGGGAAATTACAAAGGCTGATTCCCCGATAGAAGCTTCAGGGAATCTTATCTTCAATGCTGGTTCCTTATTCCATAACAATCTTCGCATCATAAACAAAAACAATATTGAAAATGGCATACCTTTAGTTATGGGTGGTCCTATTTATTGGGGATGGAAGCCCGATCCAAATGGTGATACTCATTATCCGAAGGAACGAGTCAGAAAATATTGCAAGATTGTTGAAGACAGACTTCAGGGTAAAGTCCCGTTCACAGTTACTTTAATGGGTAACGGATGGGGAGATACTCATGGCAATACAGACAGATTGACTCGTACCGATTGGCACAACGAGTAATTGTTTATTTTTACTGAAAAACAGTTTGCAGCCATTGCTGTAGGCTGTTTTCTTGTTTAGGCCATATGTAAGCTTTTAGATAGTCTACAGCGTCTCCTAACGACCATCCTTTGATGATGTCCATCAACTCTTGCGCAGAGTATCCATGGTCTTCACTAAGCTTCTGCAAAAACGTTGTTGGATCGAAGTTATCTTCAGGCATATAGATTTTCCTTTCGATATCCATATGTTGATCTGACATTCTTTCTTCGCCGCTAAAAGCTTTTTGCTTCTGGTACTCATACGTTTCAAGAAATGTTTCTGTTGACATTTCTTTCCAAGGGTCATCAATTCTTGCGTAATCCTGTTGACTGTCTCTCACCCAAACCCAATCTATACGGTTGGCATTAAGATCTCCTATGAACAAAGCTTGATATTCTCTTGGAGACATAAGCATCTCTGCTAGTTCAGGTCTACTTGAGTTAGCTACAGCGGGGTACTCAGACTCTTTAGCTTTTTCTCGTTGTTTTAGAATAGCTTCTTGGCGCTGTTCGTCAAGCTTATCCCATTCCCAATACTCTGCCATTTGTCCTTGCACGGTATATCCGCCTCCCGGCCAAACAGGAATTTCGAGTTCGCTGAACTTACATTGAAATTCTATGATAGCGCCGTGGCTAGTAAAGTCTTTTGATGTGTTAAAATCTGTTGTAACGAATAGTCCCTTAGGATTGTTATTGGATTCGTAGGAATAGACTCTAGATGTAGCGGATTGCCCACTCAATCCATGTTTGGTTGTCATGATGGCATCGTTCATATCGCGGAAGGCGTGATAAACTCTTAGAATGTCATCTTCTTCAAATGGCTCCTGTTGTTCGAGAACCTTGTAAAACACATTTTCTGCGTTGTCGAACTCGAACTGTCTAGGCTTACTCTGCGCCAATCTGTACCATGATTTCATGCCTTTCTATTTCGTATTTTCCCATTAGAAACCCTTCGAGACGTAACATCAGGAGAACAAACAGTAGGATCATTCTCACATGAATCAATTTCATCTAGTTCTGTTGACAGTTCTTCATCGAGTTCGTAATCTGTTTTTCAGAGGTTCTAATGAACGTTTTTTGGAATAGTATTACATGAAACGCTTACTTTGCATCTCCGCTATCTCTCTGTCGATACTTCTTGGATGTACGACGACGAATTCTAGAGACCCTCGACCTCCTTTGATAGATGATAGTCCTTTTACGGATCGTGTCCCAGCACTTGTTACGAATGAATTTTCAAGAACCAACAACTATATGGAGGATGGATCATGTTTCTAGTTGACTATTTTAAGTATCGGAAAACAGAATTTGAATCAGGTGGGTTGGTTGATGATGCAACGCCTAGAAGCGAGAGGAACGTTATGGCTGTACCTCAACAGTTCATAGCTCCGATACGTATTGATTCAAGAGATATGTGCTTGAGTTCATCCAATCAGTATCAAACGCCTCATTGCGCAGGTTATACGGCAGCAGGATACATAGAGTTTCATAATTGGAAGACTTTCCATTATCCCGCTCAAGTTGATGGAGATAAGATCTACGCAGAAGCTAAGAAGATTGATCGAAACAATCGTGACGGTACAACATTAAAGTCTGCTTCAAAAGCTGCTCTCAATTTACAACTCATCAAAGGTACTCCAAAGTACATAGATTATCCATCTGTCAATCAAAGCACTTTGAATCAAGAACAGAAGCGGATTCTGTCGATCAAATTCGCCCTACATCAACACGGAGTTGTTTTGTCTGGATTCAGGATCACAAACGAATGGGATTATGTTGACAAAAAAACAGGTATGATTCGAGATCTAGGCGACGGAGCGCAGGGACGCGGAGGGCATGCTGTACTTCTGTGCGGATATGACGATAAAGGGGTTTACATTCAGAATTCTTGGGGCGAAGGATGGGGGCATTATGGGTTCGCCATCTTGAGTTGGAAACAATACCACCGACAAATAATGCAAGCAATGGTTATTGAACCTAACTAATCCCCGCATTCTTTGATGTATAATAACTGAATGGAAATTGCCGATTTTACGCAAGGGGACGAGTACTCCTGTACCGCCTGCGTATTACGTTACGTATTGCACCGCAGAAAGCTCTCTATTCCGCCCAGACATACTGCTATTCGCAATTTAGGATGCTATCCCGATGGAGCTAGTCTTGACAGATTACGCTCCGTTCTTAAAGGTTATGGTATATTTACCAAGTCTATCAAACCTCATAATGCGATGTATCATTTAAGGAAGGGTCGTAGTCTTGTTATTGACGATGATATCACTTGGGAAGACCCACACGTAGTTTATGCTTATGGTTATAGGAATGATAATGTTCGCTTATTTGATTCATATCTTAAGAAAGGTGTAGTTCGTAGGTCGGCTAAAAAGGTTATTGCAAATGCGACTGAAGCCTTTACAATATTAGAATGAGCAAGATTTACATAACTGGGGATATCCATGGCGATCCGATGAGGCTTGCCAGAAAGAAGTTTCCCGAAGGCAAGAATCTTACGAAAGATGACTTTGCCATTGTAGCAGGTGACTTCGGCATTATATGGAGCAATAAGCCCGACAATAAAGAGGCGTATGAGCTTAAATGGCTTGAACAACGTCCTTGGACTACTCTATTTATTGATGGAAACCATGAGAACTTTTATCGTTTGGGGTTATTGCCTGAAGAGGAAATGTTTGGAGGTAAGGTTGGCGTTGTCCGAAAGGGTATATATCATCTTAAAAGAGGGGAAATATACCTGATCGGGGGTAAAACCTTCTTCTGTTTTGGCGGAGCCTACTCTTGGGACCGTTGGCATAGAACTCTTGGGATATCTTATTGGGAAGAGGAAGTACCCAACTATACTGAGATGGATTATGGATTGGCTCAGCTAGAAAGTGTACAGTATAAGGTGGATTACATCCTGACTCATACGATGCCTCGTTTTCTAGTTCCTATTTTGGGCTTTTCCAAGGCTCCTGAAGACAAGGAAGATCCGACTTCCAAGTATCTCGACCATATTTCTAATAGCGCCACGTTTGAGAAGTGGTACTTTGGACATATGCATATTGATAAAGACATGGGTAAATTCAAATGTCTTTATGAAAATATTGACCAGATTATGTGACCGTCAAGTACTTGAGGGGGATTGGTCCATAAAAGATGATGGTTGTATCGTAAATGCCTTCTGACGAATAATCCTGATAAGGTTCGTAGTTGGTAATTCCGATCTTATGTGCCAATGCGCTTCTGATTTGGCTTTCTTCAACGGGAGTCTCTCTAGAAACGTTTGGCATGTAGCCATCATCTTTCATTTGTCCTACGTTTATTTCTATAACATTATCTCCATAGGAATTAATGTCTTCAGGATTATCGCTAGTAAATACTGCGGAGCCAGTCCCTCTGTTTGAGATCCCTCTGGTTTCATCTTTTGGTTGGATACCTTCTTGCATGATGCTTTTAATATTCTCATCTGTAGTCGCATGGTAAACTGTAAATCCTTTACCAACTTCTTTCCAAAAGTCTTCGTCTTTGGATGGCGGAAGATAATGGTACAGTTCGTGTTCCCACATGTCATTGACCCATTCGCTTCCGTTCTTTGATTCTGGCATATCGAAATCATCTATTACATGGGTTTCGTTATTGATATCGACAGTGATGACAGTATCTTGAGGGAAGGCAACAGTTGTCCAAGAGAAGCCATTTTGTCCTAAGACGTTGGCAACTTCGTGATAATTCGTACAATTTTCGATAACTTCATCCATAAGTTCTACTGTTTTGGGGGCATTAAGGACTTCCTCAGGCGTTGTGGGAGCTTCTGCGGGTACTTCTTCGTAGAATGGGAAGTCCTGTTGCGCATTAGAGCGTCTATACCATCTGTGGCTTTTAGAATCGCGGATGCCATCAGCGGATGCTCCCATCAGGTATCCTGATAATTGGGCTGTCTTATACCATGATTTCATGTTATTCTATTTCTTTTAGGAAGGAGTAACGTCCTTTCTCGGGGAAATATGGGGTATGAAAATATACCGCATAGCAGACGCCGTATACGAGAATGAAGATCAGCCTTGTCCCGACTGTGGTTCAATCAAACATCATATCGCTAACGCCGTCAATCCTACTGTTAACGAATGCGTTAATTGCGGTAACATTTGGAATCCTGACAACTACAATCAAGAGGTTGAAGATTCTCTAGCATGGACTTCCTTATCTGGTCTAAACGAAACAATAGAAGAATTGAGAAAGGAAAATTATTATCTGCTGAAGCATAAGCGATGACATTGCGAGACGATGGTATGGGAACAGATGAGGATTATGGACCGGGAGCATCAGAAATGTTATGAAAATTCTAAAGACAGCATCAGGCAACAAACTTTCCATTACCCGAGACGAATGGGTAAATATTGGGATTAGAGGCGGATGGCATAAATCTGCTCAGCGATATCGTGGACCCGGCAGAGGGACCAGCGAAAAAGAAGTAGAACTGTATCGAAGAATAGATGGTACGGCAACTGCCGATGATAATGAAGGCGAGCCGTTTACTGCTACTATTATATATGAATACTCTCCCGAAGAGAAGTCCCAAAGAGATAGTGGCGGAGGATGGTTGTATCCCGGAGCACCGCCTTCTGTAGAGATTCAATCAATCAAGGATGAAGCTGGCAACGAAGTTGAAGTTGACGACCTTGATGATCTACATGAGCGTTTCAATCTTATGGAACATTATGAAGAGATGTCAGAAGGTGCATACGACTCTGCTATGGAAGCTAAGTATGACAGCATGAAAGAAGACGGCTTGATCTAAAAGTCGCCTTTTTGCCAACGCTTATTGCGTTCATCCAAAAATTCCATGTCCGCTTCTTGTCTTTCCTTTCGAGTATCCTTGTAGCGAATTTCTTTCATAAGATTCCTCTCAGAAACTCTACCAAGCTTTTTTCCTGTGGTTTTTTCTATTTGTTCTAGAAACGCATTCGCTTCTTGAGGAGTTTTGAACAAAGGAACGTTGTAATGAAGAAGCTCTTTGACGTTGAATACGTCTTCAGCGTCAGCATCATAGAGGATGCCGCCTTCTAGCATGTATTCGTCAGCTTGAGCAAGTCGGTAGATTTTCATGTTATACTTCTCCTAATCCAAAAACATCATCAAAGAGTCCGCTCATACTTGGAACTTCAGATGGGTCAATATTTTCGTAAGCTTCTGTGCTCATTTTCATTTCTGACATGTCAAGAGGATCATGTTCAGGAGCAACGTAGTCGTATTTTCCTCTGAGCTGGGCTAGTCGATCCATTTCTAGAGAGTGGTCATATCCTTCTAATTGCGGATGAGATTGAGTTTGCTCATCAAGTTCGCCCCTTTTAAGGTTGGAAAGGATCTCCATGTAATCTGTAATTTCCTGAGAGCGGCTCATATCTTCTGTGGATTCTTTGATCCAACCATGAAGAGTTTCTTCAGCCGTAGCAATAACCTCTGCGCACTTTTCCTCGTAAGCATCGATGCCGCCATGCGGATCGTAGGTCTGGGCTACAAAAGCATTTAATACATCACTCATGACATAGGTAGGTCGTCAGATGAATCTAGACCAGATGAATCTAGAATATTATGAAGAGGATGGGCAGGCTTAACAATGACATGATATACTTTGCCATCCTTATATTCAAACCATGCTTCGGCTCCATCGACGGTATAGTTAGCGTCGAGGCGCTCAACAAAAGAAGGAGTAATATCACTCAAGATTTGGGAGGTATGAGTCATTCCCTTCTCTTGGCGGTCTTTCATCTCTTGTTCTGCGTCGAAATGGCTTCGATCTTCAACTTGTTCTAAGGGATCTCTACCTTCGTCCTCAAACTCATTAGCTGTTCTAAATATTCTCATGATAAATATATTTCGCAGTAAAGGGGGTTAAGACCTTTTACTAGAAAAAGATAGTATGAATTGGTTCAAGACACATAAGTTGTCCAATGCCTTCTATAGTTTAGTATCAGCAGACAACAATCGAATTGCTATGTCTCCTGCGGGGAATTATAAGAAAACCGATTTAAAACGATGGCTTCAGCTTCACAAAATATTAGCTGAAGCGGTTGGCATTGACAAGTCAGATCCCGATTTCGTTAACTCTTTTGTAGAACTCAGCGATGTTTTTCGTGAGTTGACAGATAGATTAGGGCATTTACCTAGTAGAGAGAGTTTCCTTACTGCTTGGGATTCTTGGCAAAGATACAAAGCTTTACGCGAGCATCCAGAGGAAGAAGAGGTGTTCGATTATTTTGGCGGAGGACAAACTAGGGTTCCCCCTGCCTCTCCAATTCCTCAATTCGATCCTGACGATTAGAGATATTCCTTAAGCTCTTCGAAGACTTTTGCTAGGATTGGGCAAACCTTAATGGCATCATCTTCTTTGATGCTTCTTTCAAGTTCTTCATCTGATCCCAATTTGCAAAATTCATCGCATGTTATTGATTCAAAATCTTTGTGCAAAGCATGATCTGCGATAACGTCAAATAATGCTTCGAAACAAGAAAAGTTTCTCTTGCAATTGATAGCACGGGAAAGCTTGTCGTCATCATCAGTACTCATGTAGTTAACCCCTCCCCTTTCTCTCAGTTATCAATCGTTTATATAAACTACTTCGAGAAAGAGGGAGAAACCCCTCCCACTTTTAGTAACCCAACGTTCCATATGAATATTATTGCAAAGACGGATACAGGATTTAGCGGCGCTGCCAAAACAATATCAACAGCTTCAATGGCAGGATTCATTGAGGAGTAACATTGGCGTCGGTTAATTCGATCAATTCGATCAATTCGGCAATGCTTGCTGGCAGTACAACAGGTACTATACAGGGCGTAGAATAAGTAATTGACTTTGCTGTAACAAGAGACAGTTCATTATCTGCTGACATATCTCATTTAAACTTATCAATTCAACCATCTGAAATTATTGTTTTTCCATTCACAAAAGAAACCGGCGGTTCAGATGGAAACGTAACTGTGTCGCTGAGTTGGCTAGAAAGAATTTAAAATGCGCCAAGTCTTGAGGAGCAGACTCTAATAATTTTTGATTATTTTAATGCTACGATGCATTAACTTGGTCGCAATTTGATATTTTACAACTTTTTTAGGAACAGCAACTTCATAAGTTGGTTCAGGTACTATTGCTAAAGCCCCATCGACTATATAACCGCATCCCTGAAGATGCGCTCTAAACGATTCTAGCATTCCTGTTAGCGTTGCATCTCCCTCGACTTCACTTGTTAATGTTGAAACGGGGAATTCATCATTGTCAGATTGAGTAATCTCGTATCTAAAAATGTGTCTATGCGTAAATGGCATACCAACCGCTTAGAGGTTGACATTGGGATTCTTATATAGATCATTGGGGTTCTTTACAATCCCATCTATCAACCCTGCTTCTAGCGCTTCATTTGCAGACATGTAAGAGTCTCTCTGCATAAGTTCATTAACTTGCTTTCGATTCATCTTCGTATATTTGACGATCATAGACTCGATTATTTCTTGCAGTTTCTTACTTTCGTCAATATCAACTTCCATGTCAGAGAGTTTGCCCCATGTCATCGAAGATATTTGATGCATTAATATTCTAGAATTTGGGGTTGCGAACCTTTTCCCTTTAGATCCAGAGATCAATAACAGTTGTCCGCAACTCATTTGCTTACCAATCCCCATCGTAACGATATCGCAACGAGTGATATGTTTCATAACATCATGGATTGCTAGCAAACTATGAACGTATCCCCCATAAGAATCAATAATCATAAGGATATCTTTGGTTGGGTCTTTTGCCTCAAGGTTGAGAATGGTTGTTATCACTTCCTTGGCTTTGTCCTCATTGAAACTGCCGCTCAAGAATACAATCCGGTTTTTCTCTAGAGTATCACCAGATAGAGAACTTTGTGTTTGTGGTGGCATAGAACTCTCCTTTATTTTCGTTTTGATTACATATCATTATACAAAAAGCCCCGTGTTTTTATCCACGGGGCTTTCGAGTTTAGTATTTTAATCGATGTATTATTCGTCTTCTTCGCTGGTGGCTAGATCAGAAACGTAGGACGGGATTGCCTTGTTGTGCTTTTTGGCAGCTTTTGACTTATCCTTAAGAAGATCATCTTGAACCTTGCGATCATCTTCGGCAAAGGAATAATCAACACCCTTAGCAGCAGATCGATGCCTTGTCATACTCTTGGACAGGGAATGGAAGGCATGTTGCGTTATACAACGTTGCAGAAAAATGATCCTCTTTTTTCAAAACGCAGGATCACATAAAGTAATTTTTACTCTCTGAATTCAATATTTCTGTGCAAATTTCTCAAATCACAAACTTTCCGGTAGTAAAAATTACTCGATTAAGTTAGTGTTAAAATTACGTAAACTACTTATAACCGATGGTTTATGACTACTGAAAGGGTCGATGTAATAAGTATAGTTCATATAGTCTTTATAACTATATATATTATTAAGAGAGCGGCTCCGCCTGATTGAGAAGTTTTTTATTGTATTCTCATGACATCAGATAGTTCTTTAGCTCTACTTGGTGTTTGGGTATTCCATTTGCTCTTTAGCATTTCGTCAGCAGCAGTATCATAATCTTGGTTGGAAAGAGCTTGCCACATATTTGAGAATCCTGCTACTCCGTCTGCTCCCATTTGGAAAGCCATATTTGCTATGATTTGCGCTGCTTCAGTAGTTACTGGGGTGTTTTCTAGTAAACTGTTTGCGCCTCTGATTGCTGTCACCGCATCCATTTGTAACATACCATCCGCTTCTTGATCATCAACCCCATTTGAAAAATCTTCGCCCGGAAGTACTTTATGACCATATCCAACAGTCAGATGACCCTCAGAGTCGGTGTAAGGATAAAATTTCCCATCTTTGTAATAGCCTTTGTAGGCTTGGTATCTACGGGTTCCTTCAAGACGTTTAAAAGCATCGAGAAGCTCTTGAGTAAGGATAGCCGTGTTAGTAGAAGCTTTTTGTTCTCGGTTTTGAATTTCGTTTTGAATATCATCTTCGCTTACGTTAAATTGTTGAGCCGCCCACCATATTGCTGCTCCGCCTAATACAGCGAGAACTGCTAATTTGAGAGCATCGGATAGTAATCCGGCTTCTTGTTGAATATTAGCTTCTTTGTACCAGTTGTAATGCATAGGAATCTGACCGCCTTTTGAAGAATAATTCTTACTATATGGCAAAGAAACCTCTCAATAAAAAAGAATCTAAGATCTTGCCTTGGATTAAAGAGCACGTTCGACCCCACATAAGATGGAGTAAATACGATGAGCGATATAGGCATGAGGAAGATGCTTCTTTGAGTGAGATAGAGAAGTGGGAAGATAAGGTTAAGAAGCAAACGGTCTTGGGAATTAAGATCAAATGGCGATTTTGACCGAAATGGTTGTATAATAAGCGCGAATTTGGCGAACAACCACGGAGGTCAATATGGAAACGAATGACGTGAAGAGTAAAGAGCATCAGTTTGAGACAGCAGATACTTCTCGTTATCGAGAGCTTCTGTCTATTATAACGCAGAATCCGCCCAAGGATATCGTTATAGGAGACTGGGACGAGAAAGGGGATTTGACATTCTCCATATCGATGATAGATATTGGCTTGGAGTACAAAGACTACAATCTTTACGAGGATGAATTTTTCTCTTACTTCGTTATTGATTTCCTTGGAGAGCTAATTATCCGAGAGAACCTTCAGTTGTTCGTTAACAAGTTGAAGGAATACGATATCAATGATTACATGTTGGTCGTTGAACAGTATGGAGATCATAAGAGCTTCGGGGTAAAAACACACAAAGGTCGTTTGATCTTTAAATTTCACGTTTCATTCCTCAAAAATCTCTTAACAGAGAATCTACGGGAGATGTTAGGGTATGAGCCAGAACGAGAACAAGAATAAACCTGTTGTCTACGTTCCTGCCGGTGCTAAGTTAAATGTTGACGGTAAGCCAATGAAAGAACCCAAAGTTGAATATGATAAGCGTAAGGTCAAGTTTGACCTTGAAGCAACAAAGAAAATAGCAGGCGGAAGATATGGAAGAGAAGCTCGCAATAGAAGCACCTAACTTTACACTAGACTCAGTACCCGATATTCGAATACGATCTATACGCATAAGACACTTCAAAGCTTATGACGATCATTATTTTGACTTTTCGAACGAACAAGGTATCAAACAGTTTGTCTGTTTCATAGGAGAGAACGGAACAGGAAAGTCAACTGCGCTCAATGTCATTCAGATGTTGTTCCAGCGCTATGAGGGATATTCAGAACAACGTATGTTAGCTAGGTTTGGTGCATGCGTTCGTCATACTGACCATGGCTCTCATGGGATGTATACCGACGAAGACTTTCTTGTTGAAGCAAATGTTGAATCCGCATACGGCTCATATATGGTCCGTATGAACAAAAAAGGGTTCATAGATGACCATCCTAAAGAGATCAAGCAGATTCTTTACCGACTGTGTTATTTTGCTCGCTTTGACAAGGAGCTTGATCAGTTTCAGTTGGTTCGAAATAAATGGGATAATTTCAAAACCCTGTTTGAATCTGTGACTAGCTATGAGGTTGAAGAGGTTGAGGATATCTTTTCTTCAAGCTCTGATCCCGCTGAAGCTGCCATGCTAGAGAAGTATGTTTTGGGCTTTACGGTTAAGAAGCCATATGAAACAATCTTCCATAGAGAATGTAGCAATGGCGAGAAGAAGGTTGTCAAATCATTCTCTACTCTTCTGAACCTTGAGATCTCCCCAAGGATCATTCTTATTGACGATATTGCTATGCATGTTGCGTTAGGAAGGCATATGGCACTCATCGAATCGATGCAAAGTTGCTACCCTGAAAGCCAACTTTTCTCCACAACTCATAGTTATCGTATGATGAAGAACCTCAAAAGAAGGTCAGAAATTTATGACCTGAGAACTATCCACGCCGATCCAGTTATCAAGTCAGAGCCTTGGCGACTTCGCATTATGGATGAGATAGATGATGCGTTGTACAAATTGGAAGGATTGGATTCAGATAAGAAGCCTGACTTGTATAATGCCGGGGAAAAACTGCGAGTAGCATCCGGTAAGGAAATCAAGGACTTATGTGATTACCAAGATAGTGTCTCAAGATTTTTGAAGGAAGTTTCAGATCTATACGTAATAGGTGTGTTGTCATGCGACAATGACAGACAACTATAATACAAGTTAACCATTAAGCGGATAAGGGGATAAAAACTGATGTCAATTAAAGCACTACAAGAGTACACACGTTTTTCAAAATACGCCAAATACGATCCTAATCATGGACGCCGTGAACTGTGGGAAGAGCAAGTTTCCCGTGTTTTCGATATGCATAGGAACAAGTTTGGCGAAGAATTGATTAGCCAGTTCCAAGAAGATTTTGACTTTGCGGAAAAGATGGTAAATCAGAAGAGGGTATTAGGCTCGCAACGAGCACTTCAATTTGGTGGCGATCCCATTATCAAAAAGAATGCCCGAATGTACAACTGTACAGTTTCCTATTGCGATAGACCACGTTTCTTTCAGGAATGCATGTATCTTTTGCTTTGCGGTTGCGGGACAGGATTCTCCGTTCAGGCGCAGCACATAGGTCAATTGCCTGCTATTAAACAGCCTTCGCAGAAGAGTAAGTCGTTTGTCATTCCTGACTCTATTGAAGGATGGGCAGACGCAGTAGGCGTCCTAATGTCATCATATTTCGAAGGTCCAACTGTTCCATTCCCTAAGTATCAAGGCTTTATGGTTGACTTTGATTTCAGCCAAATTCGTCCCGAAGGTTCACCGCTCTCTTCAGGTGGCAAGGCACCGGGACCAGACGGGCTGCAAGCTTCGCTAGTCAAGATTAGTTATCTTCTTGAGAAATGTTGCAAGCTTGGCAATAAGCTCGCTCCTATTAATGCATACGATATTTGTATGCATGCTTCAGATGCCGTTCTTTCAGGTGGAATCCGAAGAAGCGCTACCATTTGTATCTTTTCCCCTCATGATGATGACATGTTGAAGGCAAAGACGGGATCATGGTTCATCGATAATCCTCAGAGAGGAAGGTCTAATAACTCCGTTCTTCTCGTCAGGGATGAAACTACTAAGGAACAGTTCGATGAAATTATGGAATCGGTCAAGCACTTTGGTGAACCCGGTTTCATTTGGTCTGATAATGCCGAAGCGCTTTATAATCCCTGTGTAGAAATCGGTTTCTATGCTCGGCTCAGCCTCAAACATAAAGATGTTACGAAACGCATTAAAGAAGATCCTGAGTTCGCTAAGATCATCGACAAGGAAAAGGAGATTCAGGGCAACACCAAAGAGTTGTCAGGATGGAGTTTCTGTAACCTTTGTGAAATTAACGTCAAGAAAGCGAAAACAGAAGAAGAGTTTATGGATGCTTGCAGGGCTGCTGCGGTTATAGGAACCCTTCAAGCCTCTTATGACCATTTTGAGTATCTTGGTCCTATCAGCGACATGCTCGTTAAGCGCGAGGCTCTCTTGGGAGTTTCTATGACAGGCATGGCTGACACTCCTGAAATTGCTTTCGATCCCAAGATCCAAAGAAGAGGCGCGAAGCTTATCTTGGAAGTTAACGAAAGGATCTCGCAAATTATCGGCATTAACAAGAGCGCAAGAGCAACTTGTGTTAAACCTGCCGGTACAACAAGCTGTATTCTTGGCACGGCTTCGGGAATTCATCCGCATCATGCTACAAGATACTTTCGAAAAGTACAGGCTAACAAGCTAGAGAACCCGCTTCAGTACTTTCGGCAGTTTAACCCCACGGCGGTTGAAGAGTCTGTATGGAGTCAGAACAATACTGATGTAGTTATCACCTTCCTTTGCGAAGTTCCTGATGGAGCGAAGACAAAGAACCAAGTCGATGCGTTGACCTTGCTCGGTAACGTTAAGTTGACTCAGCAGAATTGGGTTGAGGCTGGTACTCGCATTGAGGAATGTGTCAGACCTTGGATTCGTCACAACGTTTCTAATACAATCAACATCAGGGATGATGAATGGAATACTGTTGGATCGTATCTTTACAAGAATCGCAAATGGTTTGCCGGTGTATCGATGCTACCCATGAGCGGAGATAAGGATTATCCGCAGGCTCCATTTACTGCGGTCTTTACTCCTACTGAAACCGTTCGAGAGTATGGAGACGGAAGCCTTTTTGCTAGCGGTCTAATCGTTGACGGTCTGAGAGAATTCGAAGACCTTTGGAAAGCTTGCGACTGTGTGTTAGGCATTGGAGAGATTCTAGATGTTGAGTCGTTGCGAACCAAAATTAACGAAGACATGAAGACTAACGGTGTCCAATGGAAGGCTGAAGGTTTGAGTGCAGACTCTCCTGACAAGCTTTTGCAGGCATGGTTGGAGCATAATGTTTTCAATTACCAAGGCAAGGTTGATTGGATTCGCAGAGCTAAGCAATTTGCAGAGCGTTATCTCGATGGCAACGACAGAAAAATGACATATTGCCTTAAGGACGTAACTAACTGGAAAACGTGGTGCGACCTCAATAGAGTCTACGTAGACGTTGATTGGTCGGATTGTTACGAGGAATCTGCCGAGTTCGAAGTAGGCTTCGGAAGGGCAGGAGAGGCTTGTAGCGGAGGCGCATGCGATTTGGGAGACTTGGGGCTAGCTATCGATGAGAATAAAAAGAATAAGTCTAGAGAGATAGCAGTCGCGTAAGTAATTCTTTAGAAACAAGGTAAAAGGCGTTCCTATTGTGAATAAATAGGAGCGCTTTTTGTCGTGTAGGCGCTGTATAATGTGATTATGAAATTGAGACTATATAAAACAGAAGGGCAATATGCCTTTTCGGTTGATGGATTTTCCTCCATGCACCATAGTAATTTGGTCCCGGGGGTAAAGCCGTCTTATGGTAAAGCTTGGCAGGCGCTTAAAGCTGCCAAAGAGATTTACAAAAAGAAGCCATTCCATATTGAAGCATTACGCCAAGAGCGTTACGCGCTTGAAGACCTATCTAAGCCTGTAATTGAAAGCCCGCCTCCCGAAGAGCTTTTGGTTAACCATTACAAAACCATGTTGCAGGAACTATCTCAGAATGTAATGGGGATCGATGACAATACTTCTGACGAGAAGGAGATGACATATTTGGTCCTTAAGTCTCAGGTTTCAGACCTTTTGCGTGTCAAAGACAAATTAGAAAGCGACAGGCAAAAGGCAGCAATTGATAAATTGATAGATGGATATCGAAAAATTGCTCAAAATCATTTCAAAGACTTTCTTCATAAAGATCAAAAGGAAAAAGAAATGGCTGACGAAATGCCAATGGAAATGCCTATGCCACCTCAGATGCAACCTCAGGCTCCTATGGAGGAAGGTCAACCGATGGAGCCAAACTTGACTATGGCTTCGAAGAAGGTTTCTCTTTCTAGCGAAGAGATTGAAGAGTTGTTAGAACATTACGGCAATCGAATTTGTCAAGCCATTTCTTCGCACCATCCGGATGCGATTTGTAAAGTCTTTGCAGACAATGGGTCAATAAAAATTCTCGGGCTAGATGACGGGAAAGAGCTTTTGAACATTCATATGAATGACAGTTTGAATGTCAACAATATAGTTCCAAGCTCGGGATTGGCAGAGTCATTCCCATCTTGTTCCCCTAAATTTTATCAACGATACTGGAAACCTATTGTTGAAGCAGTAGGACATTTTTTCTTGGATGAACTAGATTCGCTAATCCTTCCAGAGATGAGTGCGTTGCCAGATATGCCTAATGGCTGTGGTGATTTTGACATCAAGGGATGGAGTCCAAGAGAAACTAAAGAGATGCCGATTAGCTTATCCTTTAAAGAAAAAGCTCCGCTTTGGATTTTAGCTGAAGGTAGAAAACTAACAAAGACAGCTACGGAATATACAGAAGAAGATTTCCTTCGAACACAACCTACAAGGGTTCGTTGCATCGATCAAAAATTGAAACTATGTGGCAATGTCGGGGAGGTCGTACAGATCATCCCCATCAATGCAGGAGTCGGATTTGAAGTCGATGTTAACTTCGGAAGAAAGATTGTCAGATTATCGAAGGATCAGTTGGAAATAGTGGATGAAATATAAAGTATCGAAAAAGATCTTTGGAACAAACACAGTAGAGCCGATAACAGATCTATATACCCCTCTCCCGATATCAGATGTATGTTGGGCTGGAGACCTTGGGTTGGCATATGCTGCCGGTAATATCATAGGTGCATTCTCATCGGAACAGGGGAATATTTACCCATGGAAGGGAGAAACTACTGGTTTACCTAGAATTGGCAGTAACCCTAGATTTGAAACCTTGGGCGGCTTGTCATATCTTCAGCGACAGAAGTTTTTGTTTGCTGGAGAAGCTGGAGGAAGAAGTATTAGGATGATCGATATACCTAATGACTATTCGTCCAGCGTCATAGAAGGTCAACCTAAAGCATCAGTTAGTGTTCTTCTGAAAAAAACTCCAATTGACGTTGCGGCTCATATCGCGCCTGTAGGTAGAGACCGTGTGTTTATAGCCCTCCCGTCTATCAAGAAGGTTTTTTACTATTGCGATTCTGCGTTACATCATGTAGCAGGCGATGGTCGCTGTAGGTTCTCTAGCGGAGTTCGTCCTCAGGATACTTCGATTGGATGTCCTTCTGGAGTAGCAATCCGAGATCGTAAACTATTGCTTGCCGATTCATTGAGTGGTGTGATACGTGAGCTAGACGGAACCCATATGAAAATTTTGTGCGGACATCCTTGTGAGAATATATTGCCTTCTCCATCCAAGATGGCAGTACAGAAAGATGTTCTTTATATTATGTGTCAAGATGGCGTGAGGACGTATTCGTTCGCAACAGAATCCAATAGCGATAGTCCTGTCTATGAATCTAACTCTATAGTTGGTATCGCCGCAGACTTTGACAACAGTCTATATATTGTGGAGAAAGAAGATGCCTAAAGTAAAAGAAGTAGACGCAACACGTAATCCTTTATTTGATGCCCTCCGTAAAATTGAAGCTGACAATCCTGAAATAGCGGATAAGGATGATCGATATAAGATAGTTGATATTATGACGTTCGTCAGTGACCCAAGGTATTTAGGGTTTACGTATGATGAAGATGCAGCAGATGAAGAAGAGATTATTGACGATGACGATGATGAATTGACGGAGTTTAAAGTATTTCCCGGGCAGGCGGTCATCCTCAAATCTTTTTACAGAGGGACTGTTGGTAACGAAAACATTGCTCTGTCACAATCAGAATGGGAATGGCTATATAAGAGGAAGGATGATGCAGATCTTGATGGCGTTACTTATGAACGCAATATGAGAGATGTCATTAAAAAACTTCATGAGAAGGAAAAAGAAGACAAATCAACTCCATTTACCCAGTTAGTACTTGTACTCGGAAGACGTGGAACAAAAACTTTCATGGCATCTATCATTACGGCATATGAAGCATATAAGCTTTTGATCATTAACAACGGAGACCCTCATCGATACTATAACCTACCTGACGATGATGAAATTGCAATTATCAATGTAGCTTTGTCACAAAAACAGGCGGGACGTTTGTTCGGTCAGGTTCAAGCAAGAATTCGAAATTCTCCGTTTTTTGAGGGGAGAATCGCCAAGGAGACTACTGACACCATTCGTCTTTATACAGATCGAGATTTACAGAAGGAACGTGACGGAGCCATCTTAAGTATCCCGGGTTCGATACTATTGCTTTGCGGACATAGTAATCCGGACTCACTCGCTGGATATAACGCGATCCTACTTCTTTTCGATGAGATAGCATTCTATGATGAAACCGGCAAAGTAACGGGCAAATATTTCGTCAATCGTCTTAAGCCTTCATTGTCGAAATTTTACAAATTCAAAGCTGGCAAAGTGGTAATGATTTCGTCTCCGAACATCAAATCGGGAGCTTTCTATGATGCTTTCATGGAAGCTCAGGCAAACGATCCAAAAATAAGTGATGCTTGCTTGTCATTTCAGCTTCCTACTTGGGATATTAATTTGGACGTTCCTTACGATGAGCCTGAGTTAATAAAAGAGCGTAACAACAATCCTGAGATGTTCACCGTTGAATTTGGCGCTCAATGGGCGCAGGGCGGAGCTTATGGTAACTATTTTGAAGAAGCAGCGGTTGATCGTTGTCTTCGTTTAGACATCAGGGAGCATATAAGACCGCAGCCTTCCACGAATTACTATATACATGTAGACCCTGCCAAGAAGAGCAATAATTATGCAGCCATTATGGTTGCTAAGAATCGTTACGTAACTCCTCAGGGACACAAACGTACAAGATGTGTTTTGGCAGGAGTATGGCTATGGAAGCCTTCCCCGGGTTTGGGATTGCTTTTCGATGAGATCGATAAGGAGATTATTCAGATTTGTGCTAGATTCCATCCGATGTCGGTAACGTATGACGATTACCATTCGGTTCATAGTGTACAGAGATTAAGGAGTCACGGCATTAACTGCAACCAGATCGCATTCAATGACAGGGTTAAATGCAAAATCTATCAGAATCTTAGAAATATGATGCTTTATCAACCTGAGCCAGAGCTAATTCTTTATGACAATAGCGCAGAGACTAGCCTTTTAATGGGTGAATTGAAGGAGTTGAAATTCAAAAAAACGAAAAGAGGATATTCTATTCTTGCAGACAAGAACGGGGATATAGGGACTGACGATTTGGCAGATTGCTTGGCAGGAGCGACTTCAGCAGCCAGCGAAGGATTGAAAATGGCTTTGCCGTCACCAATCGTTGTTCATACAGGTTGGGTATAAAAAAGAAAGGGTTTTAGCTGTTTGATGAAGAAAAAATCAAGAGAACAGTTTTTAGACCACAAGGAGATATTATGACATTCAATTTGAAGACCTTTGCGGGTAAAGCTCAAGAAGGAGACATCCATTACGAGAAAAAGCTCCAACGAGACCATAGTGATGCTCCTGAGTCTATTACGCAGGAACAGCTAGAAAAAGATCGTGTCGATGAAAAGGAAGTCCTCATCGAGAAGCAATTGGAGAAAACTCGTACAAGCGGGAATGATTTCAAGATAATCGAGAAGAATCTAGATGATTCTGACAGCGGACTCCATCAGCATCGCAATTCCGAAACTCATACTGGTGACATCAACAAGGTTGAGGAGCAACGTCTTTCCAAGCCAAAACAGGAAGATGAAAAGTATGAAACTGCATCGGGAACTCCTAAGAAGAAAAGATGGTGGGACCATCTCAAAGCAGATTCAAAAAATCGTGTCGTGACTGCTCAAGAATTGGCATTTGATAATGAGTCTAGGTGGGAGAGATCGGATGACACTTGGACGCCGGAAGAAGGCGTTGCCGTTGAAGATGAGACGGGACTTCCAGATGAAGATACATTTATTGAAGAAGTTGGCGCAGCCCCTTTAACAGTGGACGAGATTAAGCCCGTTGATACGCCCATTGCCAAAGGACTCTATATCGCTCTAGATATCAGTCCTGAAGGTGGACAGCTTGGGTTAAATGAATTGCAGCAAGCAGCTTATGATCTCGTACTTCGGGAAGGCTATGGCTACCTTGCAGAGGTTGACGGATTTACTCCTGAAACATTCTTTAGCAAAAATGATCAAATCGTAGCTCGTTTAATTGGTGAAGAGTATTACCCAACGGGTAAAGAAGGACTTGGCGGAGCAGAGTTTACAGAGGACAGCCCATTTACGGTTTCTGATATTCAAAATACAGAAGTAGAGGGAGTTGTAATCGGGACTGTTACAGTTGATCCTGAAATGCAGGAAATTGTGCAAGACATGAGCGACGAAGAGTTGAAGCGTAAGGTACGCGACATCATTGGCGAGTCTCATGGATCAGTTAACGTAGAAGATGATGGCATTGATCTTGATAAGATTACCAGCGGCGAAATCAATTTTGTCGGGCAGGTATCAGTTTCCAAGAAGGGTAGACCTGAGAGTTGGGAAAAGGTTAAGGGTGATCCAATCGCTTCTAACGATTTCGACATTGTTGTTCTTTCTGACACAAAAAAAAAGTAGAACCGTCTAGAGTGGGTCAAATTGCCAATAGCTTTTTGGCAACGTTCAACGAATATAATTTAGAAAGAGCTAACGCTGAACTTCAAGATACTATCGCGCTTTGTGAACTCAATAATAATGAGAAAGCGCAGTTATTTGCCAAAATTCGCAAAGAATTGGGCAAGAAACATATTTCCCTTGATTGCATAGATAGTCATTAATTTCCACGAATTCGTTTGAGTTCTTGTATAATACGTGGGAAATCAAAGGAGGTTTGTATGAAAGTAACAATCAGAGGCATAACGCCATCTACTATCGCGTTTAATACTTTAGGAATTGTCATCCGTGGAGATAACAATACCCCAGAGTTATATCCAGAGAGTATTGCTATACATATCGATGTTGTCAATGAAGATCAGTTGACGGAAGTTAATTCATTGGTCAATGCGGGTTTGATCGCCGTAGAGGTAGAAGAGGGAGAAACTCAATCTGCCCCCAAGGTAACGCCAAAAGATTTAGTAGCTACGGATGCTGCTCCTATTCCTATTCCTGTCCCATCTGCTCCCGAGGCTCCTGTTGAAGCCCCTGAAACAGATGACGAAGTAGAAGATGCGCCTGCGCCTGAAGCTACCGCTGAAGAGCAAGAAGAGGAAGAGAAACCAAAATCCCGTGGAAGACCAAAAGGTTCCAAGGATAAGAAGCCTCGCAAAAATTCCAAGAGCAAGTCTGCATCAAAGAAGGCAGTAAAGAAAGTTGTCAAGCCTGCATCACCTGATGATGAAGAGACAACTGTCATTGTTATGACACCTGACGGAGCAAAAACCGGCAAGATGTATCGTAGCGCTGCTGGAGATATTGATGACAGTGAGCAAACCAGAGCCTCTCTTGAAGCTATGAAGAAGATTGAAGAGGAAGAAGAGTTTGACGCTAATTTGCCTGATGACGTTGTAGACGAGTCAAAACTGTCTCCCGAAGAACGAATGGGTGGAGAAGCAGTAGTTGGCGGAGAAACTGGAGCCGAAAAGGTTGCTATGCAGAATTCTATTGTACCTGAAGCTCAGCAGATTAAAGATCGAGCCGTAGAGTTCATCGATCAGGCAGACAAGGACGCTGATGAAGCGGCAAAGCAGTCTTTTGTCGATAAGAAAGAAAAAAGCGAAAAAGACGATCTCGACTTCTTAGAGTACTAAGAAAGGAATTTACAGCGAATACATTGAAATTGTATTTGTTATGAAATTTATCAAGTTAAAGAAAGAGTCACGTACTTTCATGCCCGAGATTATTGCTCCGGGTACTGGTCTATCTACACCAACTAATCGCTCGGTTGTTCCCACAAATAATGTCCATACTATTCAGGACGTTATGGACGGACGTAATTACGTATTACCGAATGCAGGCGGGGATTGGGGTAGAGGCGAAAAGTCTGACGAACTTTTCAGTTCGTACAAAGACGAAGGCGACCTTTACAAACGTAAAGAACGGGACATGGAAATCTTTAACAAGATGACCGCTCTTTATCCTGACGAAAGCGAAACTTGGAAAGTTAAGATCCCGGGCGGAGCCAAAACATTTCCGTCATTCAACTTGGTACAGCAGTTTAGAGAGAAGATGCGAGAAAAGAATGTTCCTATCAAATGGATCGCTCGCGTTGCTCAAAATCAAGATCGTGTTCAAACTGTTTCGGCATCCCTAAGACGTACCTTTAAAGTTGAGTCAGTTGACACTTATCATTCTGTCAAAGAAACTGGCGCAGCATTTTGCATAGCTCCCCAAACCTTTTTAACTTGCGCACATGTCATCATCAATTATGATAAGAGCATTGAGTCTCATATAGATTTAGAAGACTATACAGATCGAGTCGAAGTCCATATCATTCAGAATGGACGGCGCATCCCTGCCAAGATTGTTGCTATGAATGCTGCATGGGATATAGCCATATTGAAAGCTGAGATAGACGTAGAGCCATTTGCACTAGACGTAGCCTCGATGCAGATCGGAGACGATATCTTAACCATTGGAAGTCCCCATGGTTTTGAAAATAATGTATCGTTTGGCAACGTTGGATCTATGGGTAGACAGATCTATGGTCATCAGGGTTCTCCTAAGTATTTCTTCATAGATGCACCAGTTTTTCAAGGCAATAGCGGCGGTCCTATCGTCAAGACAGATAATGGAGAGGTTGTTGGCATGTTGACATCCATTGTTGCACAGGATGGAGAGTATGGATTGAATGTCGGTTTACCTTCTTATTATTTTAAAAACTTCTGTATAATGAATGACATAAAGACAAAGTAAATTGTCATTTAGAAGTTGATAAGGAGAACCAGTATGAGCCATTGGCAAACAGGTAAAATTGAGCTAAAATGCAGCCTCAATATCCTGAAAAAAGCTTTGATTAATGTTATGCCCGAATGGGAAGAACATGTTAAGGTTGATGAACAGGGTGGGTTACAAGCAAAATTTCATGGCAGTCCAGTCAAGGATATATTCCAAATTGTTGTTGAAGGTTCCGGACGTAAAATCCCCAATCTTTATAGCGATATCGGTTTGAATCGTAACGAGAACGGGACATGGGAAATCGGTGGAGATTACTCTATCGGAGCGCTGAAGCAAAAATTAACTGGCGAAGTAATGCGTATGAAAGCTTTGGCACTCGCTCAAATGCGAGGATACGAAGTATTACGCAACGAGAATGGTGACGAGGAAATTGTTACCGACATTCGCGTTGACGCCGAAAAAGCCAGAGAGCTATTGACGTAAGGAGAGTGATCATGGGCGATGTAATTGTCAGATTAACGGTTAACAAGAAAAATGGAACCTATGAAGCCAAGGTTCTAGGTCACGAAGGGGGAACAAGCTGCGGAGATGGTATCGATGAAGATATCTTAGAAGATCTCTTGAATGCTGAAGTCCCGGGGTTTGGTGAATTGATAACTCCTGAAGACTCAGGAAAGACCTGCGAATATTTTGAAGAGCGCCAAGCGAAGCAAAGACCTCATAAATATCGTTACAATGAAGGTGACGAAGGCGACGGCGACGAGGAAGAAGAGACCAAAGAAAAAGATTTGGGCTTGGGATACGGCGTTTAAACAGTTTTCTTACGAGAAGGGCATATGCTCTAGGCAAGTAAGACTAAATCATACTGGTTGGTGGTTTAAGAGGTAGAGCTTATGGCTCTACCTCTTTTTTTTATAGGGATTTGGAGAGCAAATCAAGAAATAGATGAATATGGAAAAGGAATCTCAAAATCAAGATTATTCTCAGTACTATAGCGGGGACACTCCTAAATACAGTCCCGGCGGTAGTATCGACTTCTCTCAGCTTTCTTCTATGTTCTCAAGAACAGCCGAAACTATGGAGTTGGTGTACCAATATGCTCCTCAAATATCGCAAGATGTATCTTACATTTTTGACTTTTCTAATCAAGGAGCTTACGGCGTATATATCCCCTCTCTCGTAGAAGAAGTTAAAGCTAACGAGTTGCAAGCGCAATTAGAGGGCAGAGGGTACGAGATTAAAGAAGAGAACAAGATGCTCGTTGCCTACCCAAAGGATCAGGATAAGCCTAACGAACAAGTCCAATCAGAAATCAAACAGGTTTGGGATCAGATTAATACCGGTAAGAGTGAAGTTCTTGGCGTTAACATGAATAAAGTCAAAAGCGCTACAGAACAAAATATGCTGAAGATTGCTAATGATGCTGAAGCAGCGGGAGTCCCTATCTCCAATCCAAACCTTCTTTGGGATATGTTAATCATGCTGGAGTTAGGAGCTACCATAGTTCATGAATGGGAGCACTCCATGGGCGGAGACGAAGGTGCCGCTCAAGGTAGAGAAGCAGATTTTGCTGGACAGATGATGGAAAACATCAAACAGAAATACCAAACGGAGTCCGGCGAAGATATGCCTATCATGGCTGGTAAAAGGAATTGGTATCGTTTTTCTCAATATACGAGTTATGTTCCTAAGTCCATGCAAAACAAACCAACGGGTTCTGATTTGTCAGGACGGACAGGTAGATCGCCATCTCCTGAAGCAGGTATGGCAGATTGGGGTATGATGGCTCAACAAGATCAGAATGTTCCTATTGAGGAACGATTGGGTAGAGGTTTCACGTGGCCATTAGCCCCTGATCTTAGTCAGATTCACGATATCGTAGAGAAGCAACTCCGCAAACAGTTCGCTAATGATTTTGTTCCAAATCCTCAGTTAATATATGAAGAGTTGCTTTCCAAAGACCATGATGAAACTGCTGGGTATAAGACCCTTGAACAGTTGATGGAGGAACGTAGACCGCAACCTCTTATGGTCCCATTAGGAAAGACGGCTTCTAAGATGAAGAAAGAAGCTACGCTTTTCGGATGGTATAACAATCTTGAGATTTCGGACGGTTCTACTATTCCCGGTCTTGGAGACAGGGTTATGGCGTGGGATGATAGAGATGAAAGTTTCTCCGAAGAAGAGACATGGATTAAGAGCCAACCTCGATACAATCCGTCATACGATCTTAAGGGATTCTATTACAGATGGATTGAGCCACGTTTTAAACCGCAACTATGGGATGAAATGGTAGAGGATAATTCTAATGTACATCCTGCAAAACGTTTTGCCAAAGTAGAAACAGATGTAGAAAGTGACATTCCGCAGATTTTGCGTATCTTGGAAGTAATCAAAGAACGTATATTGTTGGGGAAGATGAAAGCTACTCGATTAGTTGTCACTAGCGATATTTATCCGTTCATTAAAAAGGTTGTTGAATGCGAAGGCATCAATCTCAAGTCATTTCGTTTTGGAAGAACAATGGATGAAGAGTTCATCTATTCGATATGGATTACCGATACTTCTGTTCCTGCCGATACGTTGCGTAAAGCAGAAGCTCGTTTCCAAAGTGATAAGTCTTCTGAAGATTTGGATGATTTGATCGAAGATCTTCTTGGATTTTCTTATTGCAGATCTCAGGCAGTCGAAGAGATCGTTGATATTGCCAAGTCGATTGCCGAGAGAGCAGAAATTGAGGATCTTCATATCGTTGGGATGTATGCAAGAGAAAGGGTGATGGGGAATGATAATCCCGATGTAGAGCAACTAGATTTTTCAACAAAATCAGCACGTACCAACGGTCAGATTGGACAGTTGTTGGCTAGCGAATTGGGAGTTGTTCCAGAAATCGGTGACGATTTAACATTTGCCTATAAGGGAATTAAGGTAGAATTTAGCTTGACATCAAGAAAAGAAGAGCTTGCTCGTCTCTCTATGTTACGCAAGTCGCAGCGTAGTCAAATCGTTATTGATTTGTTACGCCGAGATTTTACGATCAATATGTTCGCCTTTAACGTAGTCACGGGGGACGTTATTGATCCACTAAGGGTTGCTCAGAAGGCAGTTCGTAAGGGTATTCTTAAGACTTACTCTGATCCAAAGAGACTTGTTAAGAATAACCCAGTGATTATTTTGAGAGCTTTGAAGTTAAAGTTGCAGTATGATTTGGATATTGATAGAGATTTAGTTCATTCTATGATATCTAGTTCTGCTTCTTTGTTCAAAGGAGGTATTTCAGAGTTCGATCTTTTATTTGCAAGGGAAAGTATCCGTTCTGAAGGAAAGAAAGAAGCAGATAGATTATTTGATGATTTCGGGCTGTGGAAGCTACGAAAGATGAAATAGGAGAGAAGACATGCATATTGACGACGGACAAGTTACGATCATTAAAGAGGCGCAGCCAGTCGTTAGCGAAAATGCATTTGAATTTAATCATGAATTCAATGTGATAGCTAATACATTAAGAGCATACGCTGATAACATTGAAAAGTTAGAGGATTTGACAAATGATATTGATGATCCTGAAATTCAGTCTAGGGCTAATCAAATCAAGTCTCAACTGCTTGCTGTGCTTAATGAAATGGATGGAGGATCTTTAAAACAAATGGAAAACCTTTTGATAAGTTTAGATAGAGTCCAAGCAATGTGGTGGAATAGTAGGGGACATGAAACCGAGTTTGTTATGGGTGATATTCACGAAATGCAGGGCGGCGAGATGCCAGACGTAAGCGGATAAGGAGATAATTATGCCTATACCAATTGGATTAGTAAACCAAAATACATTACAAACAGAACCGCAAGCAGAAGGTTTGTTGGATATCTCTTTTTTGGCAAACCATATACCCAAGGAAGCTAGCGACTTCTCTGTAACAGTTGCGGATAAAGACGCAAATGTGTTAATGGAGATTTGGTTGAACGCAGAGAAGAGCAGCAACGAAACTTACAAAGTTGCAAACATAGATGTTGCAAATAAAGAGTTGATTCGCCTCAAATCAAGAGGTCTTTTAAGCGGCAATACAAATGAAGTCAAATTTACCGAGAAGGGAAGAAAGGTAATCTCAACAATGTCGTTGGGAGAAAATAACCTTTTCTTGAAAAACAGAAAGGACAAGAGTTATACCGAAATTTTAGCAAGCATGAACAAGAGAGGGAAGAAAGGATATCGTATTGCTTGCGTTTTTGACGAGCATTCTCATCTTGTCTCATTTTAAGGTTCTGAAATGGAAACTAAAGAAGATCGACCAATCGAGATTTACGCCGAGTTAAGTAAAAAGCAATACAACCTCGTTCAGACGGGACAGGTATCTGTTGAAGTTCCTCATGGGGTGATGTTGCGAAACAAGGCGGGGTCAAGAGCTTTACATTTTTTCTGCCCTGACGTTGAAGCTGCCAAAGAACTGCGAGATGGTTTAGATGATAGCTCCGTATCGTGGCAGGAAAGTTCATGAAGAGACTTTCAGTAGAAATAGCAGATACCCCTACGCTCAGAGCAACGGGTTTAATGCATAGAAAAAATCTCGCGGAGAATGCAGGGATGCTGTTTAAGTTTACCCGCGCCGACAATCTTCGTTTTTGGATGCAGTCCACTTATATACCATTGGACATAGCTTTTTTAGAAGACGATGGTACTATTTTCCAAATCGCAGAGATGTATCCTCTTAGTACCCGTTTAACATCATCTGATAAACCATGCAAGTTAGCACTCGAAGTTAATCACGGGTGGTTCCTGAAAAATGACTTAGGAGTTGGGGACAAAATTGCAGGAGTAGATATCGGAGAAAAAACTCATCGTCAAGCTCAATCTACTATTGGCAATCCTGCCTTCCCTGTTAATCAAGACGTTTTACAGAATGGTCCTGTCGTTGAAGAGCCGCCAATGCCCGATCCTATGCAGGAGCAACCAGCGCAACAGGAGCAACCGACAAGTCCTCGCGCTGAAATGGTATTGGATGACAGAGCAAAGGTAAGATATGCAGAGCAGAAGAATCTTGCATTGCAGATAATTTATCAGTCAAAGGAAAGTGGTCAAACTTTGCCGCCTAGAAAATTAATGCCATCTCCCGGAGAAGGGTATCCAATACGAGTAAGTAATGGAGGGGAGTATTTTGTAGCATTTGACGCATCTCCTACAATAAATGGAGGAAAATGGCAGATTTTGGGGAATCAGATAAAAAGGTTTTTGTTCTCCAACATCATTGCATTAGAAGTGTTGGAAGAATTTGTGGAATAGGAGAACCAAATGAAAATAGTAATGGCAAACGGTAAGAAGCAAATCAAGATTTCGAAAAGTGAATGGAAATCCATTGGCGAAAACAATGGGTGGACGAAAACGGCTCAAGAAGGTGTCAATCTTGGTAAGAATTTAAGTGACGAGTCTTTTAGATGTTCTCAAAAGATAGATTCTCTAATACAATATCTTTTTGTTGTAAAGAACGAAATGCGAGACGACCCTGAATGGGGAGAGGTTTATCCCGATGTTGTCGATATGATCAATTTTTTAGGCGAAACAAGGAAAGATGTACGAAACAAAATTTCTAATCTTGTGAATAGAATATATGACAGATATAATACGAAAGCTTAACAGGCACAAATATGAAAATAATTACAGCTAACGGAAAAAGTAAAGTTAAGATGTCTCAAAAAGAATGGCAAGACATTGGTAAGAAAGCTGGGTGGACGAAAACGGCTCAAGTAATTGATGAGGCGAGCAAAGAAAACATTGCACAAACAGCAGCGCAAGCAATGGCAACATTTGTTAGTCAATATCCGAATAGTCAAGATCAGGGACAATTTGAACTAGAAACGGTAGAAGAAACATTAGCTAAATTGCTTCCAATTAACAGAGGGGTAGTTCTAACTCTTATGAATCAACTATCTGGATTGATAACTAATGTTCGTTTTGGTAAAACTGACATTTCAAGTTTGCAAACGTTAACAACGCCACAAGGTGTTATGGAAGTAATCAACCAGATTGTTCCGCAACAACAAGCTGAAGCACCAGACCAAAGCGTATTTGATCAAATGTCTCCTGAAGCACGAATGCAGCCGGGATCACCCGGTCAAAGCTTTTAAACAAAGATAAGAGAAGGAATTCGCCAATAAACCGTGAATAAGACACCATGAAAACTACTGTGTTTAACCTGAAGGCATTTCGACGTACAGCTTACTACGAAGATGCTCAGGCGTTGATGAAAAGCCAAAGTCGTAACTGGATGGACTGTTACAAGGCTAAGGTTTCGGCAGGAATGGCAGCGCAAGCGGCGATTACTTCTTGTATAGAAGAGTATCAAGATTTGAGTGGCGGAGATTGGTCGTTCAAATATGCTTCAGCACAAAGCAAGAAATAAGAAGGAATCGAGAACATAATAAAGAATTAAAAGAAAAGACTGAAGTTTAATCACAAAAGGAGACATAAAATGGCAGTTATTACACCAGTTGGAAAAACAGACTTCGAATGGAGTCCTACAGACCCAGAAGAGATGGTAAGAACGGCTTCTGCCAACGAGGAATCCACCGAAGCATCAATCGAAGAAAATACCGAACAAGCCGACGAGCAAGCTTCTCAAGAAGCGGTTGTTGAGGCAAAGACCGATAAGGATTTGCTGTACGAAGCAGCCAAGAAGGTAGTAGAAGCTCAATTCGACGACACGGAAGTGGACGAAGTTGACGATGATGACGACGACGACGACGAAGCTGACGAAGTAACTGACGTAACTGATGACGTTGAAGAAGCAGTTAGCGGAGACGTTCAGGAAGCAGTTGCCGACCTCGTAGAGAAATCAGAAGCAGCCGATGAGGTCGCGGAAGCAGTTACAGAAGCAGTTGCTAAAGTCGAAGAAGCAGTTGAAGCCGTTAAGGATGCCGTAGGCGTAACAGCCGACGCAGCCGAAGACGTTGTTGAAGACGTTGTTGAAGACATTACTGACGTTTCTGACGAAGCGGTTATCGAGATTGATATTGTTGAAGACGTTGAAGAAGGCGGCGAAGACATTATTCAAGAGTCTGACGAAGAGGCTGAAGCTTGTGGAGCATTTGCAAAGTCCGATAAGGAAGAGCTTCTGAAGGAAGCTAGCGTAGATGATCTCGTTAAGACGAGTAAAATCAGCCCGACCACTCGCAAGAAAGTTTTGAAGTTCTGGAAAGACGACTTGGGATACGTAGCCGACTACGCCAAGTTGATGACCACGAACTACGAAAAATAAGCGTCGTTACCGATTTTTTCAAGGCAGACGATAGCGCATAATGCGTTATTGTCTGCCTTTTTTGTTGGGGGGCGTTGTATAATAGATTCAAATCTATAACTAGAACTTGGAGACGCTTATGCCAACGACTAACACAACACAAAAAACTGACTCAAAAACGGTTGCTGTAAAGCCCCCGGCAGCATCGGCAGCATCCGCAGCCACCGCTCCGCCCAAGAAAGGGTCGGATATCAATTTTACGTCTTTGGTCAAGTCTAGCGAGACATTCCAAAAGCTCAAGGAAGAGCTTATAGTCTCTACCAAGCTGTCGTTGACCGGTATTACAAATTTCGTAGTTAATCACGAAGACCCTTGCTTAGTAGATGCGTTAATGAAGGAATGTTTCAAAATGCAAGAACTCTACAACAACACCGCTGACATTGATGCTGTTGAGCTTCAGCATGGTCAACCCGGCAAAGGGCGTAGTTATGGTTATCTTGACGAGTTGATCTACGGTTCTATCGAAACAGAACAAGATCCAGACATGGATATCCCAATACCGAAAACAGATCCTCAAACTGGAAAACGCAAAAGGAAGCCTGACGGATTTGTTAGTCGTCGAGAAGTTCTACAAGGTAGATTCAAGGATAAGCTGTTGATCATCAAAAATGTTGATTTCGCAGTTGACTTCTGCTTCAAGGAGAATCCCGGAGTAGTTGAGCCTAAGGCATTGAACGTTTTCGATAATTTCCGCAACCCTAGCATCAAAAAGGGTTGCCGTATGTTATTGATTTCAAACGTCAAACTAAAATTGCCTTTCCAAGTTAGAACGCTTGAAATAAGTCCAGTTGATGAGCATGAAGCTAATCATATCATTGAGAGTTTCACTGATCTGTACACTAACGCAAAATACCAAGTTAAATTCAGCAAAGCGCAGCGCGAACAGATTGTTCGTAAGTTGGCAGGTTTGACTTATACTGAAGCGGGAGATGTTTTGGCTGCTTCGTTGGCTGCTTCTGAAGAACCCCCAAAATCTAAGAAGATCGACAGCATTAAAGCGATAAAAACTCTTCGTAAAACAATCAATCAGAAATTCATGGACAAAGGATATGGTTTAACACAGTTAACGCCTCGTCCATGGGAAGATTACATTGCGCCTGAGTCAAGCAACTTTACTTGGGATGTAGAGAAGTTACTCAGAGACTTCAGAGAGGTTTCTGAGCTTCGTAAGCGTTCTCAAAAGGCTGTTGAAGCAGGAAAGGATGAATCTCAATTCGAAGATCTGATTGAACGCATTCAAACGCGGATGCCTCACGTTTCTGTTCTATTCGGCAAAGGCGGAGTTGGTAAATGCCTTGGTCAAGGAACTCCAGTTATCATGTTTGATGGGTCCAAGAAGAATGTAGAAGACGTGCAATTGGATGACATCTTAATGGGTCCAGATTCGACTCCCCGCAAGATTCTCGGAACGACAAAGGGCGTAGGAGAGCTATACAAGATTAGTCAAAGAAATGGCGACAACTATATTTGCAATGACAAACACATTTTGTCTTTGAAGAAAGAGGGGAGATTCCAAGACGATCCGGTTTTTATTTCTGCTGAAGAATATGTACAGAAAGGGGAAACATGGAAGAAAACTCACTACGGATGGAAAACAGGTGTTGAGTATCCTAAGCAAGATTTGCCCCTTGACCCGTACTGGACAGGACTATGGTTAGGAGACGGTACTTCTAAAAAACCTGCAATAACCGTTGGTGATAAAGATAATTCAGTTCGGGAATGGTTAATGGATTGGGCTAAGGCGAATAATTTATTCGTCAGAGTTGAAAACCGGACGACAACTAAAGCAGAGGTAATAAATTTCTCACCTCGTCAAGGTAGCGGATATGCAGACAATTTTGTAAAGGCTGCGCTCAGGTCAACAGATATATATGGAAATAAACACATTCCAAATGTTTATAAGGTTAATTCTAGAAAGAATCGATTGGCTCTTTTGGCAGGATTAATAGACTCTGACGGATATCAAACCAAAAGCGGCTCGTTACAGTTCTTTAACGTCAATGAAAGATTGGCAAAAGATGTGGCTGACTTGGGTAGAAGTTTAGGTTTTAAGGTTTTTGAGACATCATCTATAAAGACGCTTAAATCTAGAAACTACAAAATAAGATGCTATACGGTTACGTTTGGGGGAAACCTATCCGAAATCCCTACGCTTCTAGAGAGGAAACAAGCGCATGACAATCCTCAAAAAATTGGAGTAAAATGTGGTATTGATGTTGAACCGATTGGTGTTGGCGATTACTTTGGTTTTGAAGTAGATGGAGATAACCAATTTTTACTTGGAGACTACACAGTAACTCATAACTCTGCATTCCCGATCCACTTGGCAGGACTTTTGGGATTCGATATTTGGGATTTCAATGTTAATGCAGTTCACTCTAAATGGGTTGGAGAGGGTTCCGAACAAGCAAGGAAGTCAATTCAGGCTATTATGAACTCTTCTCATGTAATCGTTCGTATCGATGAATATGATAGAGCAATCGGTGCAACTAATGACTCTGCGGCAGGTATGCATGAGGCTCATAAGCAAGTCGAGTCTGAGTTCATGGCTTGGTTGCAGAATGGTCAAGAAGAGAACGAATTCGCTAAGCGAAACATTTTCGTTGTCATGACTACGAACCATAAAGAAACGATTACAGGTCCAATGTTGAGATCAGGTCGTGTAGATTTGGTAATTGACATTGACAATTTTGATTCGGAATCTATGAAGGAGACCCTCAAAACAACGGGTCGTAGAATGAAAAATCGAGAGATCAAGGTTCTTGGCTTCATGACGCATGAAGCGTTGCAAAAAGCCATTGACGGTCTTGATTTGGATCAAGTTGCAGAACTTTGTACCATGAAGGGCTTTACTGTTCGAGACGTTGAAACTCTTGTTATGGAAATGGCGGCTCATCATTACTATCTCAAACGAGGTGAGAAGGGTTTGGAATGGAATACGGAAAACTTCGTCAAGGTGCTGGAATATTGCGAAGGTTCCATGAAAGACGATGATTCAACAGGTGAGTTGATTCTTGGAGATCGAGAGGTATTTCGTCGTATGAAAAAGGGTGACAAAGAGGAACAAGAGCAGTTTGATTTTGACAAGAAGAAGACTGAGCCTGAACCCGGCTTCAAAGAGTTGAAATAAAGGCGAATCACAAGAAGCCAAGGATTACAATTATAGATACAGAGTTACTGTATATAGACGCAAAAAGAAGTCGGAGAAATACAACGAAGTAACTAAATTTTGGCTTTCTTTGCCTGAGTCGGAGCAATATCGTTTTGCTCAAAGCTATATGACTTTTATCGACTATATGTCGATACATAATATAAGAAAGCGTAGAAATCGCTAGAAGCAAAAACCCCCGCGTCTAAGTGCGGGGTTTTTTGTTGCTCAAAAAAGAAGGAATTACCGCAGGATGTATGAAATAGACATTAGGAAAAATAGGTACGTGAATTTCCATGTAACCACTAAAAAGGACTGATTTATGAACATATTACGAGTCGCAGACGAACAGAGCATTCCTTGGTTCATGACCGAAGAACAAAAACCTTCCATTCCAACTGAAGAAGTTGAGGAAATAAATGTTTCTGAGGAAGTGGACGAATTGGTATTAGCTCAAGAGTGCGATAGGATTGAAGCATGTTCTTCTAACGGTAAGCCTTACCATTATAATTCCAATTGGGATGATGGTGTTGTTCGTCATTTGAGAGAATACGCCATTGCTTGCGGCATGGATTTGTCCAAGTTTAAGGGGTTTAATCCTGTCGATATTCAAAGAGAATCAGCATCCGATACGATGGTTAGAACTGCGCAAGCAGCGGCTCCATCTGAGGAAACGCAAAATTTACGAGGTGTATGGAAAGATCCTTTCCGCATTGATGAGCGTTCAGATACGTCTCACATGGAGCCTGCTAACTGGGAACAGGTTAAGAAACAAGACAACTTGTCCGAACCATCCCTGTTTACAGGTGATGTCATTGCGATTGGTGGCGGAGAGAATTATTTCGAAAATTCGGATGTTAACCCCGCTCCTAACCAAAACAGCATCACGAATCCTGACGCTATCAAAGAATTTGCAGAGAGTGAAACTCCTGATAACGGCGAACGCTTGAAGCAGCAAGCAAAAGACAAAGAAGAGCAGAAGAAGGCGAATCATACCGAATGGCAGCAAGATAAGGCTGATGAAATGTCTGGAGGAGATATAATTCCGAAAGGAACGGTATTCCCAACCGAATCACTTAATGCTCATACGGGTCTTAATCACGAACCCGTTCAAGGCGGCGTTTATGGTAGCGGAAAACAAACTTTGCCCGATTTGACTGAAGGCGAAAAGATTGCGAAACATAACAAAGAGTACAAAGCCTCTATCCAGCGTCCGAAAGAGAACGACGATTGGGAGAAGCCTTGTAAACAAAGTTCTCGTCAGATTTCTGATGATTTCGCAAGTTCTTTAGCATCAAACTTGGGCGTAGCACAATAAGGAGCTAGACATGGCAGAGTATTTTCAGAATCCTAAGGATTTAGAAGCGTGGGTTCGTTCAAGAGGTTCGGCTGAAGAAGCTGCGCAAGAACTCATGAAAATGATTGAGACGGTTCCAGACATGTCTGAAATTCCGGATGACGAGCAAGACATTCATGATTCCTGTCAAGCAATTTTAGAACAGGGAGAGAATAGCAATGCTTCTGAGATTTTGTTCGGCGTTCTCGCTAAACATGATATTACAAAACTAACAAAACAGGCAACAGCTATGAAAAAAGAATCTTCAGATCCTCGTCAGCGTAATGAATGGACTAGATCCAGCAGAAACAAATGGAACAGAGTTGTAGACGCTTACAACGAAAATACTCCTTGGAGAGTAGGACGCGATAAGTATTATGACTTCACGCACTACGCAACCGATGAAATTCGTTTTGATGAAGATCCTCATCACATCTATAGCGGAGAATCTATTTGGCGAACATATGTAATGGATAAGTTCTACAGGGATTACAAAGATAATGATGGGAAAGTAGTTGGTGGTTACATCAATGACCGTTTCCATGTTTTCCCAACTGCCGGAACTCCTGCTAATCCTGACGCTCCAAGAGACGGAGGGAATCAGATGGAATTGGCAGACGGAGAAAGGACTCGCAAGCCAAGACCGCATCAGTACTCTACCGAAAGACGCTTGGAAGAAGCGAGAGACAATAAGGCAGATAGCATTACCGTTGCTGCTGACTCGTTTGAGAAGGTCGTAAAGGTTGCTTCAAATAAGAATCTTAAAGAAGCTGAACAAGATCGTATCTATCATATTTTCAAAGATACAATTGAAATGCGAGAAGCAGGTGTCGAATATGAAACAATGGTTGATTCTATTTGCGACCATTACAGAGCTTCAGTCATGGGAGTTGCACAAATTGATCAAGTTGCTCAACGGCTAGTATCTAAGCATGCAGGCATCGGTTACGAAGCGGTAGTCAAAAAGGCTGAAACATTACAGGAGATGTTGGAACACGCTGGTACGAGCAACATTAAAGTTACAGATCAAAACGGAGCGTATGGTGTTCTCAGCGGTGATGCTAATCAGCAAATTTACTTAGATCCGGGGGCAATGTTTGTTAACGTTCCTAACGTTACAAATGTCTTCGAGATCGTTGATCACCCAGTAAACGCAAATTTGGTTGGAAGTCGCGTAAGCTTCGCTAACATGGATTTCGAAGTTGCTTCAACAACGCCGATTCAGGATGTAGCTACAGAGATTGGTCTCAATGAAGATGATCAGGAGGCAATGGCTGAAGCGGCATTGGAAACGCAAAATGCCGAACCTGCCTATGGGCAAGACTTTGCCGTAACGGAACTCCAGCCAAGTTAATCGCACAAAAACGCTCTTTATTTGTATAATGAAGAGTGACATTTTGGAGTAAGTATGGCAGATTCAGGACTACAACAAGCTTTTCAAGCACTTAAAAATCGAGATCCCGCTAAAGTCGGGAAGAAAATTGTAGCGCCCCATCCTGACTACAAAAGGATTCCCCAACATAACTATGCCCCAACTACCGCAGTAGAAACTGGCGGATGGGGAACGGGAATGTCGCGTACTGCTGCGACCTCAGCCGGTATCGTATATGGTCAGCCTCAATTCTTCTCACCAGTTCACACCCCGATCAACTGGCAGATACCTTCTAAGCGTCTAGAACAGTATCAGTGGGCGCGTTTCTTTTACGAGAACGAACCCAAAGTAGCTGCTGCTGTTGACTTCTACAGCGATTTTCCCATGAGCGACTTCGAGCATGAATGTCGTAATCGAGACGTTAAGATTCATTTCGATAAACTTAAAGACAAGATTGAACTCCCTAAATGGTGTCGTTTAATTAGTCATGAAGTTCACCTTTTGGGAGATTGCTTCCCTTTTATTGAAATCGATTGTCCTCATTGTTTCGGAGCAGGTAAGGTCGGAGACGAGATATGCGAACATGAGGGCGGGACAGTACGCCGTGTTGTTCTCCTAAATCCTGATTATGTAGAGGTTCACACGACTTCCATTAACCCTGACCCAATGATTGCGCTTCGTCCTGACGAAGAGTTGATTAACATGGTACAAAGAAAGATTCCGGGTTATGAGAAATTGTCTCCTGAAGTTGTTGCCCTTATCGCTACAGGACAACCTATTCGCCTTGACAATCGCAATGTGTCGCATTTAAAGTACGGAGAATGTGGATATCAGAAGTTTGGTATAGGAATGGTTCGTCGTTTGTTTCCTATTCTTTCCTACAAAACGAAACTGATGGTTGCTCAGTGGATAGTTGCAGAGCGTTTAATTGTCCCAATCAAGATCGTCAAGGTCGGTAGCGATGAGCGTCCTGCTGGTCCCGCTGATATTGCAGACGTACAGTCTCAGTTATCTCAAACAGCTAACGATCCTAACCTTACTATTGTTACTCACCATGCTTTCGAATTAGACTTTGTTGGCGCAGCAGGAAGAGTTCTTACTCTTTCTAATGAGTTTGAGTTCATTAATCAAGAAATTCTCGACGGTATGATGATCAACAATGCGCTGTTGAACGGAGAGGGACCAAACTTCAGTTCGGCGGCTGTCGGTATCGAGGCAATGATTCAGCGTCTCAATACTTTCCGTAGTGAAGTCGCTAGATGGATCGAGAAAAACATTTATCTTCCAGAAGCGAAACGACAAGGGTTCGTTGACAAGAATCCTGATACGGGTGAAGATGAGTACATTATTCCCAAGATCAAATGGGCTTCGATGCATCTGCGCGATCAGCAGCAATACAGAACATTTATTATTCAGCTTTACGATAAGGGTCTCTTAAGTGCTCAAACGGTACTTGAGGCGTTCGATCTTGATCCTGATCAGGAAATCGAGAGAAAGCGTTACGATGCCTTGCAGTTCATGGCAATTGGACAAGGATTTGGACCTTCGGCTCCGGGAGGAGCAGGCGGCGGCGGATTCGGAGCAGGCGGTTCAGCTATGCCGCCGTTAGACGGAGGCGGCGGATTAGGAGGAGAGCCACCGATTGGAGCGCCCGGAGAGATGGGTGGACCCGGAACTCCAGTAGGAGGAGGAGGAATGCCTTCTCCCGTAGGAGGGGGAGTCGGAGGACCAATGCCAAAAAGCACAAGCATTACGGCTGAGGTAGCAGATCCCACCCAGTTTGGGGGAAAAGTTCTAAAAAAGAGAACGAGAGAACGCATACAGTCGGAACAAGAGAAGATATTCAGGGAACAAGAAACTCAGGGAGTCATGGGAAAAGATGAGCAAGGGTATTTTAGAGATGAGAAAGGGCGTATAGCGTTTACTAAAGCTGAAAGAGATTTAATTCCTAAATTAATGCAGGCGCAGCAAGACGGTCTGTTAAAAGAAACTATTTATCCACAATATAGAGTTAACGCTGCTGGTCAAGAATATTCTCTTGACTTTGGTATTCCTGAACTTAAAATCGGTATCGAAGCTGATGGAGAAGTCTTTCATGGTTCCCGAGAACAAGTCGATAGAGATAACGCAAGGGACATGAAACTACAGCAACAAGGATGGACAATTCTTCGTTTTACTGATACCGAAATTGAACGTTCAGGTCCACAAATTGTTCGCACAGTTCTCCAAGAAATCATGCGTAAACGCATGTGGCTTGAGCAGAACGCCCAAGATCTTCAGGCTAAACCAAGCCTGACAGCCCCAAATACCACATAGAAAAACTAAATAAAAGAGGAAACGCCGCGTTCTCTACAGAAAAACTGTAAGAGAGGCGGCGTTTTGTTTATGGAAAAATTATCTAGAGAAAAATTGGTCGAAAAGCATATCGGCTGGAAACAAGTCTACACTCAAAAAACTCAGTTCCTTAAGGACATGTTTGAGGATGTAGTTGGACCCGGCAGTTATTTTCGTTTCGAAGGTAAGTCAGACGAAAGTGTAGGGTATTACTGCATTATTGGTCCTGCTCAAGTCCATAAACCCCGAGCTAAATTTTTTGCGGGAGTTAGACGTTTACCAGCTACTTTTTCAGCAGGCGGCAAGTACTTTGACAGCATGGATGCCGCCGCTCGTTATGCTAAGGAAACTTGGGGAGTAGATACCCCAAGAGAATTGAAGCCTTATACTTCTGCCCAGCTATTCGGCATTAAAGGCAAGGTAGATAAATGGAAAGAAGCTAATGAAAAGAAAGATGACAAGTAAAGCTCGATTCAACCTTCATCGATTTGCTATGGGATGGGATTGGCAGTCGTACCGTCCTGAATATGAATGGTTCACACTCGATAATATTTTGAGCGGACAAGATGAAAAGTGGAATCAATTAGTCGCCAAAAATCCCTCGCTCGAAAAAATCATCCATCATGTCCAATCTGAGTATCAAGATTATGTTGATACATTTGCAGAACGATACCAAGTCAATCCTGAACAGGTTAAAGAGTTCTATAGCATGAATGTGGGATATCATCCCGCATATGGTGCCTATATGGTTGGCGTAGGACCATATGTAGGTACTAAACAAGAAGATGAAGAGAATAAGTTTGGTTACTTTACCATGCGTTATCCTAGTACTGATTCTAGAAATCTTTTGACTCTTTGGAATAAGTTTTTGATGGGGCATTCTGCTTACAAAAAGATTACTGATGATCTTGGAGTTGCTAGATTGGGTGAAGTTGTTGCTCCAGACGATTTTTTGCTTCAGGTACGTCAGCGAACTGGTTCTGGCAAAGGAACGCCGGGAGAAGATTACGAGTTGATAGATATGACTCCTGAATTTTTGGCGGCTAATGATTATCAGAAGTCATTAGATGAAGGTAACGATCCACCTTATCGAACAGCTATGGGCGTAGGTAGTTATTTTATGATTAAACCTCAGGGGGTTTTCAAGCTACTTATGCGAGTTGCAGAGAATAACCAACAAGAAGAGCAACTCAAAGGGATTATTCAGGCAGTAGCGGGTCGCAGAGGTATCCCTGAAGATCAAATTTTAGAAGCAGCAAAAATGGACAACGACTTCGCTCAAGAAGTTTCTGAACAATTTGCGCAGGTTAATCCTTTGGCTGAAGATATTATGAAACCTCGCCGTTCAGGAAGCCAGAGATCTGAAGCGCTTAAGCCTTCCCGAGAACAAACTCAAATGATCAAGCTTATGAAAGAGATTTGTGAGATTATTGTTGAGACAGGTAGCGATGATCCGGAGTCAATAGCTCAAGGTCTTAACAATAAACGCCCAAAAAAGAAAGGCAAAGCTCAGGGACTTTTTACGCCTGACATTGTTACTCATTGGCTTCAACAAGTGCGGACGTTTCAAGAGAGTCATGATGCGGATGGTAACGTTCAACAGGTCAAGGGTTATGAAGAGATGGTGGGAGAGTTTGCTAATAATTTAGTTGAAATGAGGCAGGGTTTCGATGACATGGAAACTGCTTTGAAAATTGCCGCTTTGAGGTTCGCAGAGGTACAGTCCACAGAGATTGACCCAGTGTCTAGGGCTAAACTCGTTATGATACCATCTATGTTCGAGATGCCAACTAATGTGAATATGACAAGTCTAGATCTAACTCAAATGAGATCCGGAGAAGGATTTATCCCACAAAATGAAGAACAACTGTTAGTAGAAGATGAAGAACAACTGTTAGTAGAAGATACAGGCGAAGTACCTTCTGAAGGAATTGAAAATATAGAGGTTGATAGACCTTCCGTGAAAACTCCGCCTCAAGACGGCGAAGAACAGCAGGAAGAAGCGGAAGAAGAGAAGGTTACTCTGACAAGGACGCTTGGAGCATTGCAAAAAATTGCTAAAGATTTACGAAGTCAAGGCAAGGGTAAAAGTGCTTGGGGGATTGAACGGGTAATTAAAAAGTATCAAGGAAGGACAACGTTATGATAGTAAAAGAAGCATCTTTTAACTTTACAGACATTAACCCATTAGTGGGTGCGAATGAAGACGGTGACCGAATGATGCGTACAGCATCAGGTAGGGTTATTGTTGAACCCGGTTCTGATAAGGCGAAAATCGTTGAAGCCGAGATAAAGAAGCATCCCAATGCTTTGTTCTTCCGTGCTAAAGCTATTGAAGCCGATTGCCCTAATACTAACGGCGATTATTTTTCATGGGACGAACTTCTTTCCGCATACAAGAGCTTTGAAGGCGTTCCTTTTTTCACCAACCATGATAATCAGAACGTAGAGAATGCTCGCGGGAAGGTTATTTTTGCTGAAGCTGTCCCTGAAGAGCAGGCAATCTACACTATCTGTTTTATTGATAGAGATGCATATCCGCATATTTGTCGTTCAATCGAGGAAGAGTATGTAACCGGCGTCAGCATGGGTTGTTCGGTTGAATACAGCGTTTGTAATATTTGCAATAACCAAGCTGAGCGTACCGAAGATTATTGTACGCATATTCGTAACCGCAAGGGAAGAACATTTACAGGTCGAGCCAGAGACGTTAAAACTGGTGAAGAAAAGTCTTTTAAGGATCAAGATGTATTTGAATTCAACTACGGACTCAAGTTTATTGAGTTGAGCGCTGTAGTTGATCCTGCCTGCCCGAATTGTCATATTGAGGGCATTATTCCTAACGAAAACTTCTTAGCTAAGGTTGCGTCCATAGAGAACGAGCTTCGAATGGTTCGTACTGCGGCTATTGAGAAGGAAGCCAGCCAAGAAGAAATTGATCAAATTGAACAATGTCTAGAGATATTGGAACAAATTGCTATCAACCTTATTCAAAATCGTCAACAAGTCGAAATGGAGTTTTCTAGCGATTTGGTGCAGATTATGTCTGATCTTCAGACTTGGATGGAAGAATTGGTAGGAGCAGGATACGGGAACATGGGCGATGAAGTACCGGGAACTGTTGGAAATCTAGAAGAAGGCGGGGCTGGACCAGTTGGAGCAGAACCACCTATGCCTGAAGGTATGCCGCCTGCGCCCGGAGGAATGCCATCGGCTATGCCTGCTGCGGAATCTACGGCGGGAGTGGGTAGTATTTCGGGATCTCCTGCTTCACCAGCAACATCTTCCCCAAATTTACCTATTACTGCTCCTGTTAAGCCGAGAACATCGGATGTTCAGGACAGTCGTTCAATTCAGAGAGTCTCAGATATAAGCTGCGCAATTAAGGACGTTCCCTTTGAACAGCGCGTAGCGGACGGAAAAGCAATTGTAAGAAATGCATCGAATATTTGTGAAAGAATCAACAAAACAGGAGAAACAGAGATGGGAGCAAGACGAACAATTGCTGAGAAGCAAGCACAAAAAAAGAAGGCTATTGAAGTTCTATCAAATTCGTGGGAGGAAAAACAATCCTTTTTCGAGTATATAAAGAAAGTACCATCAATACAAAACAATGATCATCGCTTGTCTGTCAATAAACGTGATGACTCGTTCATCATCGTCGCGGAAGATAAAGACTCTTCTGCGAAAAAGGTTTGGACGTATGAAGACCTGACAGAACAAGAACGTGGAGAAATTATCGATTCCCCTAAAGACGCAGCAATTAAGTTATTGGATACATTTGCGAATAATCTCAATACTACAAAAGAAGGAGTAAAAAAGATGACTGATATCAGCAAAGAAGCTGGAGCAACGACTCCAGATCAGGTTCAAGAGGGTCAGCTTGAGCGTTCCGATCTTTATCACGCCAGACAGAAGGATGAAAAACATTCTATTACCCAAGAGCAACTCGAAGAGAAGCGCTCGGGCGAAAAGAATGAGATCACCGAAGGTCAATTGGATGATCCTGAATTGAAGCAGCACCCAAGAGAGGGTGACGCTCCGGATCAAGTCCAAGAAGGACAAATGGAAGGCGATAATAGGATCGAAGGCGACCAGCACTCTATTACACAACAGCAATTGCCTGATGAGGGCAAGCGCGTTGATAACGAGCCAAATACAATTACCGAGGATCAACTTCGTAACGTAGCAGCACCTTGGGCGAGAGCCGCCGGAAGGGATGCAGCTAGGTTCAAGAGCGCGTCCGAGCATATGCAGACGGTAGTTGATGTTATGGCCTCGTCCGCTATCAAGACGGGTTGTACTCCCGAGGAAGCATGTTCTGTAGCAGCATCCTTGGTTGACTCGCTTGAAAGTAGATACAATTTGGGCGTATCGCTTTTCGAAGATTCAAAATCAAGAGAAGATATCGATTACGCAAAGAGAGTTGCCTATTGGCAGAATAAGAATCTTAGGGTTGCTAGCGTTGGAACTAAAGAGATTGCAGAGGTTGTCGTAGACAGTCTTCGCGCTCATGCGTCTGACGAAACAATCAACCCTGACCTTCTCATGGATGCCGTAGATATCATTTCTGAAGGACAGGAAGGTATCGATAGCGTTTCTTCTTTAGTCGAAGAGAAGCTCGAAGCAGCCAAGGAAGAGACAACCGCTAAGGTCAGCCGTAAGGATGAACTTCGCGCTGCGTTGAAGCCTCAGGTTGATGTTGAGTCTTCGAGAGCAGAAAGAGACTCAGAACGTGAGAATCTTCTCGCTTCCGTTAAGGATCAAGAACAGGAAATCCTCAACAAGGAAGAGATTGGAGAGGCTGACACGGTAATTGAAACCAGTTTTAAAGAGTTGGGCGTTGAGCCGGGACAGTTGGGCGACAATAAGCCATCAGTTGTTGCTTTCACGAAAGGCGCACTCGCTTCTCAGAATCTTCGTTTAGGTTCCATTACGAACGTAACAATCAGCGGCGACACCATTCAAATCGCAGTCCAAACGGACACCGAAGAGAATGAGGTCAACATTGATACGGGCGAAGGAACAACCGAGATTCCTATTGGCGAAGGTCTTGAAGGTCTTGATGCTCCTGCCGAAACCGTCCCTGAAGGCGATATGGCAGGCGAAGGTCTTGAAAACTCTTGGGCATCGTCCAAGGACAAGATGACGCGAGAAGCACAGTCCCCTATGGGCGGCGGAATGCCCGGCGCAGGCGGCGCAGCACCTGAACAGGGTTTGCCGGGTCCAGCACCTATGGAGGGAGACCCCGTACAGGCTTTGACAACGGAAGACACAAGCGCAGAAGATGACATTCCTACGACTGGCGAACGTCAGATGCCTTGGACAGTATGTCCTGAGTGCGGAAGTACCGACGTAGACGTTACGAATGAAGGCGGAGATATTCATGGCACATGCAACGCTTGCACAGCCGAATATGAAGCCCTTATCAAGAAGGAAGTTGAATTCAAGATCATCAAACCTACTAAGAGCGTAGGCGAAGAGGGAGTTGATACTCCTGAAGCTCCTGAAGTTCCTGAGGTTCCTGCATTGCCCGTAGCGGCTCAGACTAGCCTTGGCAAGGATGCGATTGTTCGTATCGCCAAGAATCAGGAAGAGCACGGACATGTTTGCCCAGCTTGCGGCAAGGATAACTGCGAAGCATCGGCAGAAGAAGATGGTCATACTGAGTTCTCTTGCACAGCATGCGGAACTCCTGTAGAGAAGGACTTCATGGTAAGCGCAAGCAACCCAGAGGTCGGTTATCTCAGAGTACAATGGGATCTCTTCCCTGACGTTGAGAATTGCGAAAGCTGCAAGGAAGAGGCTCTTAAGTTTGCTTCTGAGGTCAGAGTTGCTCAAATGTTGAAGACGGCTGCTGCAAATGCAGACGAATTCCCCGTAAGCGCTTGCATGGAACGTTTAGCTCGCAGATATGGCGGCGACACGGTTGCATCGTTTGGTCCTTGCAAAGGTAAGCTTTTAGCTGAATGCGTATGCGGACAGCTTCAGAAGCTTGGATTCCGAAAGATTCGTCACTTGAACAAGCTTGCCTCTATTTCGATGGAGAAAGACCCATGGGACGAGTGCATTGAGGATCAGACCGACAGCGAAGGGCATACTTTGAAGGAAGCTGAGGCTATCTGTAACTGCATCAAGAAGCGTTTCGCTTCTGAATGGATGCAGAACGTTTACGCTCAGGCATTCTCAGATGACGCCGAAGAGGGTCGAGAAGATGGAATCACGGCTGGCGACTTAGCTACTTTGGATCGTATTTTGGCAGAAGAAAAATCTGCTGAGGTCGAAGCAGAGCATCAGAAGTTAGCTCAGGCTGACGAAGAGGATATCGGAACCGAACTTCCTCCTGCGGATTATATCGAAGTTGAAGCAGAAGTTGAGGACGAAATCGTTGTTGAAGCTAAAGGTTTCTTCTGCGATGACTGCAAAAACCCAAAAGCTAGTTGCAAGTGCGACAAGGATGATGGGGATTGCTGCAAGAAATGCGAATGTGATCCTTGCGAATGCAAAGGCAAAGGCAAAGACGATGACAAAAAAGAGTCTGCTTCTGAAAAAGAGAACATTGTAGCATCAGTTGAAGTTCAAGTTGAAGCTTCAGAGGAAGAAATTGACCCTGAGGAAGAAATGCGACTAGCTTTGACTATGAATTCCAAAAGAGTTAGAAATACTAATGAGGAGGTTTTGAAGATGGCAAGTACCCCAAAACAGGTAAAGGACATCGAAGGCAATGTAGAAGCTGGAGTCCCAAGATCTGACGCGACTATCAGAAATGAAAGCGCAGATAACATTGATGTCTCAATGGCGCAACCCGATGTTCCTCGCGCAAATGCCGAACTTGGCAATGAAGGCGCAGACAACATCAATCCTAAGGCTGGTCTCCCCGAGACTCCCGTAGACAGTTCCTACATGGGTCACGAAAAGGAAGTTCAGCAAGGATATGATCATGCCAATACTGGTAAGGGAATGCCTGCCATTAATAACGAGATCAAGGGAACCGTCATTGCTGAAGGTGATGATGAAATCAAGCAGGCTTCTCAAGAGAAGCAGGCAAAGAAGTTGAAGGAAGTTGATACGGTTGAAGGCGATGTAGAAGCAGGCGTTCCACGCTCTGACGCTACAATCCGCAACGAAGGACCGGATAACATCGACGTTCCTGCTGCTAAGCCCGATGTACCCCGAGCAAATGCTGAGATGGGTAACGAAGGCGCAGATAACATCAACCCCAAGGCAGATGGACCAGACGTTCCTGTATCAGACGCTTACATGGGTCACGAAAAGGAAGTTCAGCAAGGATATGATCATGCCAATACTGGTAAGGGAATGCCCGGAACTAACGACGAGATCCTAAAGCAGGTACAGCAGAAGCGTCAGGTACAGCTTGACAGAATCGCCCAAGCTCGCAAGAACGAAGCGGTTCAGACGGCTGCATGGCTCGTAGCGAATCAACGAGTCGCCAAGGACAAGGATACATTTGATACTGTCGTACAAGCTCTTATGGGCTTTGAGACGGATCAGATTCAGGTTATGGCGAATCGTATGTTCCCTGAGACGACTATTAAGACAGCAGAAGCTCAGTCAGGACAGACAGTTGAAGCTGGTTACAGCATCCCTGCAATCGTGCAGGAGTCTACTCCTATGGTAACTGCTGGAGTAAATGATCTGCAAAGTCAGTTGGAAAATTCTTTCACGATTGGCAATACCAAGTTCGATAAGGATTTGACGATCTACGGAGAGAAGTAATTTACGTTACGCAGAAGCAGCCCGTTCATTTTTTGAACGGGCTTTTCTGTATCCGTAAAAATTACTAATTAAAAAAAGGGATTTCACCTAAAGTTATAGAATAGGTTTAACGTAAATTGGCATAATCACATAATCAAATCGATAGCACTAAAACGAAGAAAAAACGACTTACTCATTCAGCATTAACTGATTTTAATAAAAAGAAGAACAATCCGCCAATAATTCAAGCGAAGTAACTCAAATTAAAAGGAGAAAATAAAATGGCTCTTATAGAAAGATATCACGTTGTTGCTGCTGAGAGGGCTGTTGCTTCAGGCGAAACTATTAAGGAAGGACAGATTGTTTCTTTGAACTCATCTGGCGAAGTTGTACTGCAAAGTGCGACGAATGCAGCTCCTTACGGAATCGCAGGCGACACCAAATCAACTAGCGCATCAGCCATGCCCGGAGTTTCCGGTGACTGGCAAAATAGGGCATCGGATTATTTCGATGAAACTAAAGCTTCTGGCAAAATGACTGTTTACCATAGTGGTGGTGAATTTGCAACGGATCAGTTCCTTGCAAACGTATCCTCTTCTACTATCGGTGACCTTCTTTACGCTGTAAGCGGTGTATTGTCCCCCACAAACTCATTCGCTTCGGGCGAAGTTGGTCGTTTGATCAAAGCTGCTGGTACATATCCTTCGGGCGTACCGGGCGTTGACTCCAACGGCGATCAGGCTCTTAGTGGAGAAAACAGTAACACCTATATCGAAGTTAAACTAACCATATAAGGTTAAGTAATAGTTCTTTTTATAGGCTATAACCCCTATAAAACAACTTAAGGAGAAAGTAAAATGGCTATTGACAAAAGAGCAGTAAATGCTGAGAGAGAAAGTCTCATCGCTCAAGCGTTGGATACCCCCCAAGGTCGAGTTGCGTTAGCACAGGCAATGGTGGAGCCTATCCGTCGAGCGCTGGAATACCAAGCCGTAGGCCGAAAATTGCTTATGGTTGATGAACTTCCTCAGGGCGCGTATGCCCGTTATGAGAAGGATGTTAGAGCTACCGCACACGTCATTTCACGTCGTGGCGCTGTACCTGACATGATCACAGAAGGTGAGGAAATCCTCGTACCTACGTTCGAAATTGCAACTAACCCCACGATCAGACTTTCCGAAGTCAAGGCTCGTCGTTTCTACATTGTAGACAGAGCACAGATCAAGGCGAAGGAAGCGATCCAGAAGGAAGAGGACTTAAACATCTTCAACGCTATCAATGCCGCAGTTGACGCTGCACATACCGTCGTTTCGACTGGTGGTGCTTTGACGCTTAACGCATTGAACCAAGCATTCGCAACTATCGAACAGCACGACCTTACTGTAGGAAAGATCGTTTGCCACGCTTTGCGTTACGCAGACATCCGTAACTTCGGTAAGACCGTTTACGATGAAGCGACACAGAAGGAAGTCTTGACTACAGGTCTCTTCGGACACTTGTTCACGGCTGACATCCATGTTTCTTCGAAGTGCCCTACTGATACAGTCTTCTTGCTCGCTCCCGCAGAGTACGTTGGTGCATTCCCGATTCGTCAGGATATCACCGTTCTCCCAGCGGACGATCCAAAGAAGCTTCGTCTCGGATGGGTTATCTACGAGGAAGTCGGTATCGTAGTAATCAACTCCTACGCTACGGCGAAGGTAACGGTTACGGCTGGCAGCTAATCGGTAACGATTAACTAAAAGTTTTAAGGAACCCTCTAGGTTTTTTCCTAGAGGGTTCTTTTTTGTGCCGAAGAAGTATAATACAGTATGAAAATATACAGATTAGCTCAGGAAGAGCCTTTTAATGAAAGACAGTCGGAAATGGTTAGGTTTTACAATTTTTGTTTTGGGCAATCTATGACCGAAACAGTAGAAAGCTACGACCAACTAGGCAGGAGTCAAGGTATTGTTCAGGCAATTGCTCAAGATCCATCAGCATTTCACAAGTTTTTTATTCAAATAGGTCATGCTCCAATTGATACTGTAACAAAATATTTCCAGAACGTAAGTCGATAAGATGAAAATATACAGATTAGCTATAGCTTTCGTAGAAGAAATCCTTATATCTAATTGTTGCGGAACCAAAGATCGTATGGTTTCTGAAGATGGACCTAACTATTCAGACACGGGCATATGCCCTTCTTGCAAGGAACATTGTGAATTCATCAACGAAGATGAATTATGAGTCCCAAACTGTACAGATACGAAGGGTATATCGCTGGAAGCAGATTGCCTAATGGTGCAGTTCCAGTTCGTTTCGCATTAGGGTTTGGCGTCTTTGCTGAAAAAGATTTACTTGTTAGCAAAAAGACAAAACTAGATCTTGGCGAAACCTATGTCTTTGATACAAAACACCCCAAAGATCCCAACAGTAGATTCTGGCAGGCAACTGTCGTTACCGAACCTTGGCATCGCGTTTGTAAGTACAAATGTCAAGTAGAAAGAATCTATGACGGCGATACCATTACTCGATCCATAGTTAATCTAGGTTTTAATACCACTGTTGTCGCCAAATTTCGATTGTATGGCATTAACACCCCTGAGTTAAGAAGACCAACCCTTATTGAAGGAAGAGTCGCTAGAGACCGCCTTAAAGGGCTTATCTTGGACAAAGAGATAACCATTGAGACCAATCAAGATAAGAAAGGCAAATATGGTCGCTATCTAGCAACTGTATACTTCGACAACGTAAATGTGAATCGACTTTTGGTAGACGAAGGGTTAGCCGTAGAGTATATGGTCTAATACAAGGGTTTTCATCTAGGTTCGTGGAAATATTATCCATGAGAATTTACCGTAAAACGAACCAGTTAGTCAGAAATAAAGACATGATCATGGCAATTGATTTTGAATTTACAGGAGAGAAATAATGAAGATCACAAGAACAGCAGAAGGTAAAGCTACGATTAAACTATCCCATAAAGAATGGAGTCAGATAGGTCGTCAAACAGGATGGTTAGACGACTCAGATTTAAGTACAACTGCTCAAGTTGATCAGCTTCAGCCTCTCGATGGAGTTCAAACATCTGACGCAGCAGAAGGTTCATCCGCAAAGCCTAAGACGTTGGGATGTGAAAAGAAAGGGTGCAAGAATGTATTTACATTCGACCCATCTAATCCAACGGAGAGTTATTGCGACAATTGTAGGGGATCTTCAGGGAAACAAGCTAAGAAAGAAAAAGGCATCAAAAAAGAAGCACAAACAGTTCAGAGTCTTAAAGAGGCAGAAGCACGGGCATTGCATATGAACGCCCTGAGCGATAAACTTTATAAAGCTTTCAAGGAAAATCCGGCTAATTTAGACGCTGTTCGTGAAGCTTTAGAAGGTATTAAAACGAATGCGAAATGGATTGAAGAAAAAATCCAACCCAACGTTAACATGTATGATGCTGGACAGGGTGTTGGACTGAATACATAACCATGAGGATCTATCGGCTAGCAGCTTTTAAGGAGAAAGTTCAGCGATACAATATCGATGATCCCTTTCTTACTTTCTTCATTCAAAAATATGAGAACTTGATCCCGTGGAATAAGATCAAGTCCTCAGAGGACATTAATGCCCATATATCGTCCTCCCTGCTACCCGATTTGCAACGCTCTATCGACCCTAAATCAGACTCTAACCGATATCTCAAGGAAATAGACCTTGAAGCGGAATTCAACCAGAATCCCGGAGATCCACAAGTTCAGCAGGCATGGGCAATCTACCAGCAAGACCCTGAAAAGGCTCAAGAATCCATATTAGAGGCTATCAATGGACAGAAACAGCGAATATTCGACTCTTGGTGGTCTTATTTTACATCAGGAAATGACGTATACGCCCAAACCCCCGCATTTGCGTACACAGTACTAAAACCTATTTTCGATAAATCAAAAGCAAATAATAAACGTTCTACGATGCCTCTGAATGAGATGGCAGTAGCAGCTCTGTATGAAAAAGTGCGCAACGGGGGCGGCACGGAGCAATTTAGAATCGATAAGCAGTATATGAACGAGGTTAATGTTGCCAATCAGCAGTCCACAGAAGTAGTCCCGGGGACGAAAATGAAGGATGGTAACGGTTGGATCAGGCTTCCTAGCCAACAAAACGATCCTTCCAACTTCCAAGATAATGTCAACAAACTCGTAGGCTATAGCGTTCCTAATGGATGGTGTACTGGATCGGGCATGGCAGTACCATATCTTACCAAGGGAGACTTCTATCTGTATATCCTTGATGGTAAGGCGGAAGTAGCTATTCGTATGGATGGAGGGCGATTGGCAGAAATCCAAGGCGAGAGAAATAGAGCACCGTTTGCTTATACAGAAGAGATCGAAGAGTTCCTTAACGCGAAGGGCATTGATCCCGGCAATGATTACCATTACGCAGAGTTAATGGAAGCCAAGAAGCTAAATGATAATCTTCTCGACCCTCAGAAATACAAAAAATTCGTTGAGCAGATCACTAAAGAGCCTCGGCTGATTGATCGTCTTTCTAAAGAGAACAGACAGAACCCTGAAGTTGTACAGGATATTGTCAAGGCGATTGACGTTGGAATTCGGAAACAGGAAAAAGGGCGACACTATTTTCAGCTAAATAATGAGGTTGGTTATTACTCTGAACTTCCTCAAGACATTCGCGTTCAAGTACTGCCAGAGACATTAGATTTTGTCACACAGTCTGTTCTAATATCGCTTAGGGTTCCTAACGAAAACGGGAAATTACGAAACAATTTCTTCCGAGAAATTGACCACTTGCCTAAAGAGATTTTGGAAGATGTAGAAGTAAACGAAACTATTCGTAGAACCTTGGAAGAGATCGTACAAACTGAACCTTGGAAGATGTACAATCTTAAGGATGAGACTTTGGCAACCTTTCCTGATGACATTATAGAGAAAGCTAAGAAGCATCCTTTCTCTCAAGCCATTGAGAAACTAAAACAATCTGAAGGGGACACAAACCCTGAATCCATTCTCGCAGAAGAATGGAGAGAACCCCAAGAAGACGATTATCGCAGATCTTATTGGAGGGGTGACGAGAATGAAGAAACAGATTATGCAGTTGACCATGAGGCATGGGAGAAAAATAATACTTTGCTTGAACCCATAGGTGAAAGCGACATTCGCGGAATCCAAGAGGTTAAAGACGCTTTAGACAATGCTTGGATGAAATACATTGAAACAGATCCTACTAAATACGAAACTGATGCGATGTATGATCAAAGCGAATACACCCAATACTATGTTGAAGAGTCAGAAGGATACCCCGGCGACCAAGAACAAATAAGGGAAATGGTAGAAAACATATGGTGGGAGAAGATCGCGGAAGATCCAACTGAAATGGACTATGCTCCTGATAACTTCAGGGATAACTACTACGAGACTCCCTATGACGAGCAAGATCGAGAGCGACATTTTACGGGGATATGGTTAAATTACTTTTTGAAAGGTAACTGGGAATCTATGTTAACACATGATGGAAAGGCTGCGATAGAAGAAATGTCCCCTGAACAGTTACAAAGGCTTGTGCAGGGAATAGTTGCTTCTGATGTAGATGTTGATTTCAAGGAAATGCCACCTAACGTTCAGGCGTTACTATACAACTATGAAGAACGAGCAAAACGTATGCAAGGGGAGAAATCTCTTAAAGATCAGGGACAGCAGAACTTGCCGTTTTTCGATGAAATGCCGACCAATGAATATACTATTAACGAAAGAGGGCAGGTTGTACCTGTTTATCCTCAACAAGCTAGTGTTATGAGTTGGTATAAGTACGCCAAGAGGATTGACAGTTTACGACATTTGTTCGTAAACGCTTGAGTCAACTCTTATGTCAACGTGCTTCTCTTGGTCAGTTTCATCTTGAGCTAGAACTTCAAACCCTCGCATTTTAGCAATCGCTTTTGCTTTCATAAGGGCTACTTCGCTCTTTATTTGATTCTCAAGATGATTGGCTTGTGACAATCCGAAGTCTGCAAAAGTTACTTCCCATTTTCCGTCTTGTGAACGACGGAATCCCCAATCGTTATGCGCTCCGCGATTTGGAGGAGTTTCTGTTATTGGATGACCGCTACCGGGAATCAGGACATGAACCTCTTTGTCTCCACCTTTCCCGTTGTATTCTCTCTGTCCGTCGAAGCGATACATCGGGATATGACCTTCTTTGTCAATTATAAGATGGTCTTCCCATTCAGGATGGATATTGATGATAGCTTTACGTAAAACGTCTAAGCTACATTTAAGATCAAGTTTACCTTCTACCCATGCGCTCATGATATTAAATCTCCTTTTTAGTATTATACAATATCAATTGCAATATCAAACAGGGGTGTCAACCAAAAATAAAAATGTTTTTAGCAGTATAAAAAAGAAGATATAATGTATGAATATATATAGATTATCAGGGGTTGATGAGTTCATGTCCGGTGTCGGCGGTCATGATATTGACAATATGCCTCCTGAGAACGAACTTACAAACGACCAAAAAGACAAGATAAGGAGATTCACTCTTGATACGAATGATGCCTCTATGCGTCTGAAGTATTTTGTCAGGTATCCAAACTATGTATATTTGAGCTTATGGGACATCCAAAAATGTTTACAATGGAATATGGATGAGAGAATGATCAAGGGGGCATTAGACTCGTTCCTACAAAAAGCCCAACTCAAATACGGAATTCCATCTGACATGCCAGATTGGGTATATCAGACCATAATGCAAAAATTCTCTAGGTCTAGGTTTAGTGCAGAAACGGCTAGCGACATATTGTCAACCCCCAATTCATATCCAGATGATTTTGTACAATTTATATCTCAACAATATCCGTCGATAGCGTCTGCAATGCAAAACGGATCAATTGAACAAAGAAAGCAATATGTAAAAGACTATCTAGAATTTCCATCAAAAGAGACCTTTGCTATATTGGATGGATCGCAAAAGATGTCAGAGATGGACACAAGCAACCCTGATAATTGGAAGAAGCTTTCTCCACAAGAAAGGGCGCTTTCATTTGACATATACCGTTATTTATTAAATAGTGGGAACTTTAGAGACAAAATGGAAAAAGTTAGATCTCAACAGCATTATAACGGGGAAAATTGGATGTTGTATGGGACTGAAATGCTTCAGGAGTTGCAAGATGTAAATAACGCTTATGAAAACAATCAAGAGTTTTTGACTGAAGACAATCCGCTTACTGTGACGATTGATAATTCTGCCCAATTTGGAATAGTTAAAAATTTGATGTTAGGGCCACAAGTAATACGCATAGAAGTATTGCATGAAGCGGGCAAGGTTATAAATTCTAGTATTGAAGATTACTGGGAAATTAATTGGCAACAGGATTTAGACAGAGACCTTAGATCTAGAGACGTTGAAAATATACCAGAAAGCTTACCGCCAAGTGTGTATGCTATAAATGAAGAAAAAGGAATATATCAAGATTTAGCCAAAGGGGGTCAAGATAGAACCGATCCTAATTCTGTTACGTCATCCTATAGCGACTCTTATATTGACTATCTAAAAAGAGCCACTAGAATGACCATTAAGGAAGAAGCCGATTTGTCTAACGAATGGATAAATCAAAAGTTATCTAGTGAGGACATGACAGATCATGATTATTTGCAAATAGTAAAGTCAAAAACCATAAAGGATTTAACGGAAGCGGCAGGAACGGATATGTTTTCTAATTTAGTTCAAGGGAATGAAATACTTGATGCCGGTACTTATCGACAAGATTCAAAAATCCATTGGACGCAAATGTGGCCTTTCAAAATGCAATCTGCAATGGATTTTTGGAGTAAGGTTCCAATGCGAGTTAGATCCGCCGTTTCTGGAGATGTAGGCTCATGGTTTTTCTATTTGTCAGGATTGTTCCCTTGTTCCAAAGTTCTTGAGAAAGCGCAGGGAAGCGTAAACGATATTAAAAAAGTAATTGACCACATGCAATGCGCAGGAGACTCAGAAAAGCTAAGGGAAGCGGTACGCAAAATACTTGAAAGCAAAGAGAAGGAAGTCCATAAAGAAGTGAGGAGTAAACTTCCATCGTTTTTAGAATCGGATGCAGTTAAAAAGAATAAGATAACAGATTTCCCAGAAGTATATCAACGAGTAGTAGATTTCGTAAACTCTAATGTTGGTACTGAAGAGGCATATTCCCCTGATTCAGAAGGATATATACCTAAAACTGAACGAGCGATGCAAGAACTTAAAAAGATGAATATCTATTTTATTAACGCATCTAAATATATGAGTTTGTTAGGAGAAGAAGGAGCTAAATATTTCCCAGCTACTCCACAAGATGCTAATGGCTTTTTTGCAGGTAAATATAGCATGTTTGGAACAGATGCTACAATAGTTGTATTTACTGATCAAATCAACGGCATGCCCACTTCAGAGCAGGTTTTGAACGAATTAGGAATTGATGCAATAGAAAAAGATCTGTCTTTCTCTGAAGAAAACACGTTATGGCATGAAATTGCCCATTCGTTTTTAGATCAAGTCGTAGAAGGCAGAAGCGAGGAGATAGAGAGTGAGTCTCAATGGGTAAGTTCTCCCCAAGAAATTGCCGCAATTACATATGGAAACCTTCAACATATTAAACAAAGAATCCATGAGTATTTTGAATCTAATTATCCGTTCCCTGATAGAATAACAGAAGGCTTCTTGAGTCAAATCAAATCTGATATAATTGACGCTTTTGCATGGGAGTTTTTAGGGATGAGCAAACAGGAAGCGTTGTCAAAAATGGATACGGCAATGCCTGAATTTAACGATAGCGCTATCGAAGCATTAAATAGCATGTCTAAAGAAGAACAGATAGACAATATGACGAATATGTTCACTCAGTTCTTTTTGCGTAAATTCATGAGATCTAAGGTTGAAGACCAATTGCAATCTCAATTGTCAGACGTTGGGAAAAAAGTTGAGGATATAACATTTGATGAAGAGATCGTTGTACCAGAGGACACGACTGAACGAAACCCTTATTCACCAGATAAGTTTATTAATGAATTGAGTCAAAGAGAAGACTATAAGCAGTTTTTAAACGGGTGTCAAGAGATTCTTCAAAATGCGTATAATTTCTATGATGCGGATGCGTTTGTTAGTCGTTTCAAAAGCTACATAGATCGGAACACTCCACAAAAACTAAGAACGTTGTTTGGAATTGAGGATTTGTTGTTGTTAATGTTTGGGCCACCATCGACACTTTATAGCGTAGATATGACAACTGTCAACAGCTTGTTTGAAGAAGCTTTGCCGCAATCTCTTTTAAAGGATGTAGTAGAAATGGTAGAAAGGGAAAAACAGTTGAAGTCCGCTGATTTTCAAGAACAAAAACCGACTCCAGTTAGTCCACAAGATGCAGAAGATGGTGGACAGTTTATTGCAGAGATGGAACAAGATTATGGGGCAGATTGGATGTGGCTTGCAAAAAGTGTTGACAGAAAACTTGTTCGTGGAAGCAATTACAATTGGTATAAGACGGCCTTAGCGATTCACAGATCTAATGTCGTTTAGAGTTTGATTAGGATTCCTGATTTCCAACCCTTTAAAGCAGAATAGTAACCCCAGTCTTCCAACCATGATAGGGACGTGAAGTATCTATGACTTTTATTATTTTGTTTTTCATATCAAGCTTTTTAATCTTTTGTCTAGCCCATTTTGAGTACTCTTTGGCGTTGACTTGGCAGTACATCTTCTTGTCTTTGTTGATGAAAATACGCATACCGCCGTGATCAATGATGGTTTTAATCAACTCGTCAGGCGGAGATGCTATTTTTTCATGCATAACAAACGTTGAAATATTCAATAGAGTCGAAAACATTCCCATATTTTGCTTTACGATGGTAAAATGATTTGGACCTTCGAGCAGAACTCCGTTTGTCATCATCCAATAGTTTCCTTCCAACCCTTTTGGAGGACGTTCGATTTTTGCTTCTTCAATAATATCCTGACCTGAAATCTTTTTCCAAGCATACCCAATGGACTCGAATACGATTCTGCATTCTTCTTCTGAAAAGCCGATTCGGATAGAGTCAGGGTAAGGGAGATTTTTGACTAACTTCTCAATATCGGGGTCTTTGATCTTGCCGTTTTCCAAATGAATATTCAGGGCTTCCACATACGCGGCTAGCTCTTCAGCATCAGGGATTTTCTTTACTGCTGTTTTAACCATCTGATCCATCTTTCAAATCTCCATCTATTGCTGCCTTTAGTTGCTGGCGAATATCATCGTGGTAAACCTCTTTCGGCAAAGCATCGAGAACGCCTCTAAGAATGCCGGGGTTTATTTTAGCCATATCATTACCCATTTGCAAAATGATATCAGGTTCAGTTACCGTCTTAAGAAGAATCAAAAGCCCAGCAGCATATGAATGCAATACGGGGTCAAACATACTGTGCTCCGTTCTGTCGAGGGCAAATTGCAATAGGTCATTGTCGCGCAACTTAATGTCTTGCGACAAGATATTAAACATCGAAATAGCTGTCATTCGAGCCACCTTATCATCCTCAGGGTACTTTGAGGAGAACTCTTTCATGATTGCAACCGCTTTTGTTAGATTGCCTTCTCTTAAACATTGATGTACATCTGAATGTTTCTGTTTGAAGAGTTGTTGTGGGCAAACGCAGGCAGAAATGTACTTACCCGATCCGCTAGCGGTTTTTACATCTGCTTGAATAACATTGACGATGTAATCTTCGATAATTGTCGGGTTCGTGTCGTCATTCATCATGACTTCTGCTTGATCTCTGACTTGCCGCAAGCGACTTGCCGCTTCTTCAACAGTTGTTTCAGGGTATTTATCGATCATGTCTTTAAGGTATTCCTGAACAACACCCATGTGCGGACCCGGCTTAACTTGCAAGGCTTCCATGATTTGATGACCATCAAGAACAGGTTTAACTTTCGTCTCTTCCATCTGCATTGATGCAAGCGCTTGTTCTAGCTGTTCTCTTAGTTGCTGATAAGATTCGATGGTTTCAGGCTTAACCTCAAGACCTTTCGAGTATGCATCCGCAACAGAAAGGTTGAATACGTCAAGCCAGTTCAATGACTGTTCTCCCATACGACGAATGAACTTTCTCATAGAACCCGAAGCAGCATCTCCTCTCTCAAGAGAGTGAGGCTGCATATGATAACGAGCTAGTCCTGCGACTTGTTTTACAATCTGATTCTCGAATTTCAAGAAGCGCAAGATATGCTCAGCAATAAATTTGCTTTCCTTTTCATGACCATGATAAGAGGTTCTGCCGGGATGACTCGCGCTATCGCCATGCACCTTGGTGTATAGCTTGCCCAAATCATGCGTCAAAGCTCCTAGTATCATTATTATCCGTTTTTCTTCATCATCTTCAGGGAAGTGTTGAATAAGGTTGGTTAGAACCTGATAAGTATGTTCCCATACATTCATTTCATGATGAGGATTATTCTGCTCCATATCGAGTTCTTCCATGCCCTCTTCGTATTCCGTTCCCTTAAGAGATTCATTTAGAATGTGCTGCATAAGCCCGGTTTCTTTCAAGAGCTTAATTGCAAGGGCGGGGTTCGGACCTTTGAGCATTTTCTGGAATTCTTGACCAATTCTTTCTGTAGCGATCTTGCGTTCAGAGAAGAAGATGGCGTTGATTACCTCTGGATCTTGTAAAGATGCCAAAGTTGCAGGAGAAATATTTCCTTCGTACTTTGCAGCAAAACGGATTGCCCTGAAGACTCGCAGCGGATCTTCGATAAAGGTTTTCTTAACTTCCTCTGTAGAGGATTCGTCTCCGGTATCGTAAGGAGTACGAATGGTTCCTGTAATTAGGTCTGTCAAGCCCTTACCAGTGAAGTCTTCGACTTTCTTTTCGTTAACGTTGTAGAACAATGCACCGATGGTAAGATCTCTACGCATAGCATCTTCTTCAGCGGTAGCGGGGGTAGTAATTACTTCTCTGCGATTTTCCCCATATTCTTCTGTTCGACATTGGGCAAAATCTAATTCAACTTCTTCTCCGTCAATAGGAACACGCATCGTGGCTGTTTCAATGTTTTTTGTTTTATCGGGATTGCTTTTTATGACAGCCGGTCCTTTTAGACCCATTTCTTCAGCCATGATTTGAGCGAAAGCTTCTCCGCTCATATTGTCAACCATAATGTCGATATCATCCGATGGAGTATCAAGAAGTTTATCCCTGACCCATCCGCCTGCTACGCGAACTACTGTATTAGGCGCTCTTTTTTGACGCACTCCTTCTATCACCTCGAAGACCTTTTCTTCGAAAGGTGTCAAATTTGACGCTATATCTACATTTACTTCGTTCATGGTTATATACTTCTATTTGTTGTGTTTTTTGTCCTTGTAGCTTTAAGCTCTTGTATCCTCTAGTCAACCCTTCCTGCTGGGTTTGGATAGAAATCAGGTTCGTATTCCCATTGTCCAACAGGTGTAAGATCCGGGTCATTAGAGGTCAATGGGTTGATAAGTAAAGAAGATCTAATAACAGTTCCGTATACCGGAGGCGAACCGTAGTAATATATAATCCAATTAGACCAAGTTGATGTTCCGATTTTACAAAGCCATGGCTGCTTTGCATCTGATGGGTCATTCCCTTCTAGATAATATCCCTTTATGAAATTAGAGGTCAATAGGCTGATAAGTCCGGGGTTGGTTGTAACTGGCCCATAATAATTCCCGTTAATGGCACTTCTATTGAATCCGCTGGCTGTATATGTTGACTGTCCTGAAATTTGAGTAACATCTTCTCCTATTCCGCTTCCTGTCTGTGCAATGCCAGATGAACCAGATCCAGTTGAACTGATTGATCCCGCTGTCGCTGAAACACCGCTATCATAATCAAAGAACCATTTATACCGTATAGTATTCCCCCCGAAGGCATGATTCCGAGGCAGAGATACGTTTATATAGACGTACTGCGACTGAAGCGCACCATTGTTGGGAACATCGAAATTATATACGTTATCCGGCAACTTCTCGGAGTTAATCCCCTGAAAGAAGGTAGACGGTACAACATTATAGTCTAAATAATTTAGTGTTTCAACCCCAAATGTTGTATTTTTGAAATCAATCCCTCCACTATCAATTAGGCTCAGCTTAATGTTGTCGATCCCAATTGATGCAGGAACCCGTAAGTAGATAATTTTGGTTATAGACGTTTCTCCGGGAGCAATTGGACCTAATTCAAGAGATTCAGAATCTATAGTATTGATGGTTGCTTTGCTGTCGCTACCGTCTTGCTCAATTTTTGTTGTTCCATCGGCTAACACCTCAACCGTTTCTACTTTTTCAAGAACTGCGTAACGAGGCGGTCTGGTTGTTGTCGTGGTAGTTGTCGTAGTAGGAGTCGTGGTACCGGTGGTAGTAGTTGAGGAGGTAGCTCCTGATGTCGTCGTTTCGGTTGTCGTAGTAGGAGTTGTAGGAGAGCTAGAGGGCGTTCCTCTACCTATGTCTAAATCGAAATAGGTCAAGCTTGCTTCGCTAACAAGAAGATAATCATTGACTTGAACGAAGGGAAGATTATTGGAATCTAATTGCCATTTAGATACACGCGCTTCATATATGGACAAAGAAGAAGCAAGTTGATAAAAAACATAACCGAATCCATCCTGAATCCAATAACGAATGTTCCATCTTTTACCATCTGATGGCAGGTTTGTTGAAGCAACTAAATTGAGATCAGTGTCTATTTTAAGTATTGTTTCGTCAAACATCTGCAAAAACAAATTGTTGTTGTCGAAGAAGACGGAACGAGGACGACTGTCCCCCGAAGTTACGGTATCAAGTGATAACGAAGCTAAATTAGTACCCGGATTGTTTAGGTCTATTTTGCGCAATTTCGCCATGCCTAAGCCAGCCCCTCTTTCTGCTGCGTAAAGGATATTATTGTTTGTGTCTACAAAAATATCTCCCAAGTTGTTTCCCGCTCCCGCTAAATTCACGCCCAAGCTGGACAGAGAAACTCCGCCATAACTTACTTCTTCTAACGATGTGCCGATAGGAGCCACATAATAGAAAGAACTCGTATGAGAATGTGACCCGAACTGCCCGTAGTTAACAATGTTGTTTACAGGAACGGTGATAGTCTCTTCGTATGACCAATTATTATCATAGATTCTTAAAGAGGCTAAGCTACTTGTACTCTCGTTAGCATCTACCAATATCCATTTGTCGCCGTAGTTTGTGTAATCGATAGCATTTGCAGATTCGGGTGTTGAAAATGTTATGTCTAGAGCATTGTTGTTACTCCCGCGAAATTTGGCTGCATCGACTTTCAACCATGAAGCATTTTTAGCAGCATTGTAAATGGTAAATTCATCGACAGATCCGCTGAAATCAAATCCTACGCTTGTTTGGTTTAGAGTAAGAGTCCCCGGAGTATAACTAAAGTTTTGCCCATCTGCAACGCCATCAATGTACAAATTCGCGCTACCATTATTATCCGTCCAAGCAATATTATGCCAACTTGATCCAGATTGCATAAGGTTAGTCAGTCCTGTTTTGTCTAACAAGACTGTACCACTGTCGTTTGTAATTACTACTCTGAGCGGAGCATCTTTGCCAGTTCCTTTTATTTCGAACATGGCGCTCCCGCTGGTATGCCATTCTCTGTAGATTGTTCCTACACCAGTTCCAACGTCTTCGCTTACCCATCCTGAGATAGAATATCCGCCAGTAGGGTTGTATGCAGGGAATCCTCCCGTGTAGTTGTCAACAGTGAAGTATCCATTTCGTAATGCTCTCAACCCTTTGACACCAATTACATTTTCTACATTGGTGATGGTGCCGGTATTGTTTTGTATCGAGAGGTCATCGGCTGTAGAAGATGTGTGGGTGTCGTCTAATTTCCAGTATGCGATGATATCATTTAATGTATTGAAGACATCATGCGAACTGGAATGCGAAGGATTATCAACTGTTGAAGTATCGTAGTATAGATAGAATTCATTCGAAGAGGATGCAGACAAAATGGGAGCTTTGATCCACATGATCCACCAGTTAAGGTTGGTATCTGTGTATGAATTGACTACATCACATTGGGTAATCCCATCAGAAGTTGTAACGTAGGTCTTTTTGACGTTGGCAGATGTTCCGAGGTGGCTAATAACCTCAGATGGCACAGAATGCCCTCCCCCTTTGAGGATCATAAACGGATAATCGGTCAGGTTACTGTCGATATACGTGTTATCGACGGTAAATTTTACCCGATTAGCCAGATCATTTCCGTTAATGTTTAGCCAAGCCATAATGTATTAGGATTTTGGGGTTAAGAGACTTCTACTCCGACATCTCCAGTCTTCTCATCGACTCGAATGCGTACAGTATTATTTCTCAGTTTGAAGGACTTTCTCCTATTATAAACTTTCTGAAAGGATTTGTGGATGTATGTGCAGAATCATGGTCGGAATGGAAGAGCTTTTCTAGCTCTGGCGAAAGACCAGACAACATACCTTCTAACCCTAACCGTACATACTCAAAGTATTTTAAGAATATGCAGGATTTTTTAGGGATCGGTTGATTCGATTTCTATACCTACATCTCCTGTTTTTTCATCAACTCTAACGATAATTTTTGAGTCGTTGTTGATAAAAAACCCAATATACCTTGATTCTATCGTTACATCGCTAGATCCAAGGTCGGCAGATGCAGTTTTAGCCTGCACGTATTCCATGGCGTCGGGAAGTTTGATTACCCTCTCTTCTGTTACAAGTTCAAGAGCTTCTAAGTCTGTTTCTATTTCATGCCATTGAGCGCCATGCGCTTCACTGACAAATTTTCCGTTTTTCGTTCTTCCTCTCCAATATCTATTCATGGTTCTTAACTCCTTTTTGTTCTATTATACACCTTAAACGCTGTATAATATGGGGGACTTGTGGTTTTTACTATGGAAGAGAATAAAACAACTTCAGATAATCCCGAAAAGATTGACGGTGTAGCGAATCAAATCGTTGTTGATGCGTTCCAAGTAATGTCAGAATCTCTTGTCAAAATGGAGAGCGATGGCTTCGACGGGGATGCCATGATGAGATATTGCGTATGGCCTATTCTCTATGAAGCTTCCAATAGCATTGACTCATTATCAGAAGACTCTCCCAAAATTGTAGACAAAGAAGGATTCGAAAATATTGTTGGGTTAGAGCCAAAAGAAGATGAATCAGATCAATTGCCTGATTTTGTAGAAGCATGGGAACGACCTGACAAGGGAGAATCTCCTCCCATGATGATCGAGGAAGGACCAAAAAGCGAATTTCACAAAGCAGGCGCTATTGTAGAATCTCAACCAGAAGACGAGGAAGAATCTCAGGAACCTAACACTCAAATAGAGGAAGAGACACCTATGCCCCCTAAAACTCCTAGTTATGATGGACCGCCCATAGAGGCTCATTGGTACGGACATTTTACATCCTATTCCGGCTTCAGTCGTCAAAACAGAGCTTATGCTTTTGGATTGGCAAACCGTAACGTAAAAATCAAAACTGACATTCAAGAATCAACGGTTGAAGTTAACAAAGCCACTCAGAACGAACTTAAATTGCTGTCTCAAACTGAAATTGATCCTGCTGCTCCTAAAGTTTATGGAGCTACTGTACCTTTGCGCTTAGCTCACGGAGGGCGTAAAATATTGTACACCATGATGGAGACTTCAGAAACGCTACATGAAGGGTACGTGGGTAGAATCAATCTCTATGATGAGATTTGGGTTCCTACAAATCAAGGTAAAGAGTTATTCGAGAAAAATGGGGTAAGACCCTCTATCCATGTTATGCCGCTAGGAGTAGATACGGTTAGATATCATCCTAACGCCAGTCCTATGAAATTTGGGTTTGGGTTAAAGAAGTTTGTCTTTCTTAGCGTTTTCAAATGGGGATACAGAAAAGGGTATGATGTTCTGTTAAAGTCTTTCATGGAAGAATTTGGTGCAGATGACGATGTAAGTCTTCTCATTGTGTCTCGTACAGATGTAACGCATAAGCCTCAAGTTATTCTTGAGGATTTCAAGAGCATACGAAGCGGCATTCTTAAGAAAGACGAGGAGTTGCCTCATATTGCTCTTTATGATCAGCCGATTAAAGAGAAGGATATGCCCGGGGTTTATGCTGCATCAGATGCGTTTGTTCTAATCTCTAGAGGCGAAGGATTTGGGTTGCCATATTACGAGGCAGCATCTTCAGGGTTGCCGGTTATTGGTAGCAATTGTTCAGGACAAAAGGATATACTTAATGAAGAAAACTGTTATCTTGTTGATCCAGATACGTATTCAGAAGCTAGGATTAACGGCAACATGTCTAAGCTTGCCAAGCATTGCGGCTTCTATGAAGATCAGATTTTCCCGGATTTTGGGCGTACTGCTATTGAGAAAACGAAAGAACACATGCGTAGCATTTACGAAGATTACGATAGCGCTGACATCAAATCTGCAATATTGGGCAAGACGGTTCGGGAGAACTATACTTGGGACATTGCAATAGATAGAGTATATAACCGTTTAAATGAAATTTCAAGAGGAGGTAATCATGGACGTTAGTCTAGAATGTAATGTTTCACTAAGTAAAAAACTAAGATCGATTATTGGAGATAGTGAGGGCAGAGTTGTTCTCATTGTTGATTCTGTTCATAACGGAACGGGGCAGGGAACCTTGTTAATTTCAGGAGACAACTTGAACTCTAACGTTGTCCGTCAAGCCATTGATAAAGAAACCAGTATACAGTTTACTCCTTTCAATATCAAAGAAGAGATTCCTTCGGATACTCCTGTCTCTGCTATTTTTGCAACAGGTAATTTGACGCAACAAGGTCCAAGGACAGCCGTAGATCAAATTGCAGTAACAGCGGCTCCAGATAAAAATAAAATTTCGCATGCCATGAAGCGTTCAGAGGAAATTGCAACTCCAGATGCCTTTTCTGAAACCCAAGAGCCTGCCTATCAGCAATTTGTTTCCAATATTGAAGAACTTATGATGGCTATCAAGGCTGCGCAGGGTAAAGAGGCAGAGATTGATCCCAGCACGATTGAAGACCCAAGGCAAAAAGCAATCGCTATAGAAATGAAAGAGCAAGCCGAAGCGATAGATATACCCGCTTATGTTGTTAATGACAGTTGTAGTTCTGTAACTCTAAATGACATTGACTTAAACCTAAACCTTAATATGCCGATCAATCTCTCAAATATTTCTGCTAAGAGACTTGAGACGAGTGGTGATTTAAAGGCAATGTTGCGGTCTAATGTAATTAAGTTCATTGCTCCAAATGATGTTGACCAGTACAGAGTGCTCGCAGAACAAGGAGTCCAGAAGCCCGGACTAGAAGTATACAGTACGAGGGGCGAAGCTGAAAATGCAATAGATGGAGACACCCATGTTCCTCAGGCGGCTCAAATTGACATTCCCGTTGATGATACGGGTCCAAGCGATCAGGAGCAGCTAGCGGGATTGATGAATTTGACTCCTATGAATGATACAGATGACGGAGGATCTAGGGTCTCATATCATGGTGAGGGAGGCTCTAGGTCTCAAAAGATTGTAGGAAATGATTCAGAAGCCAATTCTAAAGGCGTCAAAACAATCTCTCGCGCATAATAGGTAAAGGATTCAGCCACTTTTTTCTTGAAATAGAACGGAGACATGTACTCTAATCTATTTCAGGAGAAATAAATGGCTATCAAAGATTACCCTAACAGGATACAAAAGCAAACCGTTCCTGCTATTGACAGAGTAATGGCGATGAGAAAGCCTCAGCTTGTTCGAGGCTCTCAAGACATTACTGCATCTGGGCTGGATGTTGTCGTTAGCACAAATGACGATTGGCAAATCAACAGCATCAAGTTTACCTTCAGCGGGGCGGGTGCACGAAACTTTTCTGCTAAGATATTAGGCGGCAGACAAGTCGTAGCAGACCGTAATGACTCGCTATGGTTTCAACACGCTGATACGTTACCGCAAGAGATAACTCTTGACGCCGGGTTTTATACGGGGACGGAATTAGCCGCAGAATTGAAAACCCAAATGGATGCCAATGCTGCATTTACAGCATTGAGCGTTACATTCACGGTTGCTTATTCTGCCACGACAGGTCTTTTCACAATTACCCCAAGCGCAGGAAACATTCGGTATTGGAACGCCAATACAATGACAACTCCTCGTTACCAAGACAGCATCGCAGGACATCTTTTCGGATTAACCGCAGATGTTGCCTACGGAAGTCCGATTGCTAGCAATGAAACGGTTTTTGGTCTTAACCAAGAAGCGTGGATCATTGACGAAACCGCTAGCATTGTAACTGAGAGCTTTTTTGATGATCTGAAGATTTTAGACATTGATCAGGCTTTGCATTTGGAAACAAATACAGCAGCTATCACAGTTGATTATGAAGTCAATTATGAGGACATGGTATAACTCCTCAGTAATATGAAAATTTACAGACTTCAATCAAATTGCGGAACATATCAGAAACCTAAAGGTCATCTTGATACGCAGATGTATCCTGAATGCGAAGGTACTCTTGCGGATAGAGACATTGTAAAGAAGACCCGAGAAAAGCGCAACAAGCCAAAGAAAAAGAAGAAGGCTTCAGTAGATATAGAAGCTAAGAAGGGCAAGAAGAAACGTTCTGCTGATGAGACTCCTTATAACCCTTGGGCTGTTTGTCATACGACAGTAGATAAGGACGAAGACCCAGAGAAATATGAGCGCTGCGTAAAACACATAAAAGAAGACAATTTAGATCGTAAGAAAGAGAAGAAAGCCTGTACGAGTTGTTAAATTAAACGCCAAAAAGATTAAGGAGCTATTATGAAGGTGGTTATGTCTGGGGGTAAAAAGCAACTTGTCCTTTCGAGAAGTGAATGGGAGAAGATAGGCAAAGACAAAGGGTGGATTCCGAGGAAAAAACTTTACGCGGCTGAAACGCAACAGGCTCTTACTGAAGAAATTCAAAGGAAGCAACTTCAGTCTGCTCAAAATGTAGCGAGTTCTATTCGAGAATTGCAAAACGTTCAGTCAGAAAACCCTTTCATCAATGAAAGGTTTTTAGGCGACATTGATAACGCTCGGCATACATGCGATGCAGTTGCCGAAAGTATTCAAACGAATTTAGGTGACATTCCTCTTTGGCCAACAGACGGAGAAACAGAATGAAGATTATTAGAAAAGCAAACGATGTATGGAAAGAATCAGGATTACTAGATCGTCGTCTTCCATCTGAGCAAGAATACGGTTCTGGTTTGGATCAGGAAGCAATGAATTTGCTTTTCCAGTATGATATTACAAATAGTGATTTATGGAGATACGATTCTTCCGATTCTACTTTTCCTGATATTTACGAAGGCATTCAAGCCGCAAAGCAAGGGGATAACCATCGACTCCAAGAAGCTTTAGAAGCAAGGTTTGGGAAAAAGCGATGGTTTGATAAAAGATTGGTTTAAGGATGATTTATGTCAATTCAAACAAGAACAACGGCTTTACAGAACGAACTTGTCCGACTGTATTGCCATTTTAGTCGTGATGGAAGGCTTTGCGATCCAGCGGGGCAACCATTTGTTGAGATCCTCGACACAGACGGCGTAACGGTTTTAGATACTGTACCCGCTCAAGAAGAGAACTTGGGCGTATGGTATGCGGACTGGTACGTTCCTGCCAATTTGCCTCTTGGTCATTACTATGACCGATGGACATACCAATTCAGTTCTTCTTCTAACATCGAAGAACAGACAATGCTGTTCGATGTGTACAGTTTGGAATCGTACATCAATTTCCTGTCAAAGGGTAAAGCGACAGATGTTTCCGACAGGGCAAGCCAACTATTAATTGATTTGTCGAACGATTTCATATATGAGTCACAGCATATTCCTTTGTATTTTGAACAAGGGATGCGTATCCAGCAGGACAATCAGCAGAAGCGTACAAAAAGCTACTACTATTTTGTCATCGATAGCGAAGGGCAAGAAGCTTACGAGGGCGACAAGTACATGAACAACGGTCAAAGCTTTACTGTCTATGAATCGTTGCCATACTCAAATTACTCTAGTAGCTCGTCAAACCAATCTAGTAGCTCATCCAGTTTAGATTCTAGTTCGAGTAGCTCTGTCGATTCATCTAGCTCAGATAGTTCTAGTAGCGAACAGCGCTCCTCTTCTACGTCATCAGAGTCAGCCTTAGGGGAATCTTCTTCATCAGATACCACTAGTTCAAGTACTTCCGAAGAGCTAATTACAACGACTACGACTCCGTATAGTCATAAGATCGTGTTAACATGCGTTGGGACTGGAGATCCGACTGCTTATGGTACGCTTCTGTTGGCTGACGGCGATGGAGATCCGTCTATTACCTACACAGAGTATACTAAGAAAGAAAGTACGTTCTCTACTGTTTACAATTTTGCATATGAGAATTGGAATCAATTTCCAAGACCTGTAGTTAGAGTTAACAACCGAATTGTTGATGACGGATGGCATGCAGACTATATGGGCAAGCTGTATTTCGATTCCCTTATGGCACCTGAAGACAGTATTTCGGCAGCTTTCAACTTCTCCTATTTTAGTAAAGAAGAGATGCTTTCGTTCTTGCGTCTAGGACTTAAGATGATGAATGGTTTGCCGCCAGCAAGTGAGGCATTCAGTTCCTTAGAAGCCGCTCCTGCGATTTGGGACGCTGGGATTCTACTGTATGCCGCTGCAACCGCTATGAAACGTTTGATTTTCGGGTTGACTTGGCAGGAGAAGCGCATAATTTATGGTCGTCCAGAAGATGCTCAAAATGCAGCGTCTCTTTACCAAGATCTTTACAAATCATATCAAGAGACATGGGTGGAGTTCGGCAAGAACGTCAAAACCCGTAAACTTCCGGGCATCGCGCTATACGTCACGCCCGAATATACATTGCCGGGAGGGAGATCGCGGTGGTTTAGATATTTGTTTAAATCAGGGAGTTAATAAAGGAGTATCTAAACCATTTACAACTATCTGCTTTTCAACAATTCACAATAACTTTTTTCATCTACTTTGTAAAGCATTGTTTTATGAGTATAAGAGATTATTGTTTTCATTAATAACTTAGTGTTATAGACGTTAAATGAGACTCTGTTTCTAGAGTTTATTTTGCTTTTTAGTAAAAATTTAGACTCAAGGGTTTTCAAAAGTTTATCCATGTTTTTCCCATTAAAAGAATCCGTACACAGGTAGCAGTTTGGTTGAATGTTTGCATACGTTTTTATCCCATTTCGATAGTGCCAATCTGTAAGCCCATCATCCATAAACCAAACGGCTAAGACTTGTTCATTCATCCATCCTTCGATTTCTTCAGGAACAACTTTAATTCGTTTGCCATCAATTTCTTTGTACCATAATTTCTCCATTTCCTGAATCCAAGAATGTACAGTAGTTCTGAACGAATGGGTTTTGATTAAAGATCCTGAACGTTTATCTATTGATTCATAATAAGCCCAAGATTTGTCAGTTGTTAGGTTGGGGAAGAAAGATGCTTTCCATTGTAAATATTCTAATTGGGCTGGGGAATGTTTTTCTGAAAAGTAACCATTTTTTGTAATATGCCCATCTCCTAGCATAGAACCGATGATGATATTTTTCGCTTCTTGAGGGAGAGGTTGTTCGTTATTTAGGCGTTTTTGGAAGGTAGCGCCTTTACGCTTAATGGCATAGAAGTTTCTTAGTTGGGTGATATATTCTCTTGGGGTGTTGGATTTCAAGGCTATTTCATTTAGGGATAGTCCATTGTCATACATTGTTTCGAAGTCTTCTTTGGATAGGGTTATTCTACCTTTAAGTAGTGCATTATAGAAGTAGATTAAGTGTTTAGAGGTTATTTTGCATACTTCTAGGGTAGTTTTACCTTGAGATAGTAGTTGTTTATATTCATCGAGTGATATGAAGTTATGTTTTCTATGGGAAGACACTTTCAGATTATTTTCTGAAGGCGTTTGGGTGAAAGATTTTGCTCCTTCTAGGATTTGCGTTCTACCTGCTTCGCTTTTTGTTTTTGCTATTTTCTTTTTAGTTTCCTTTGTTATAGTTTTATGCATAATTCTCCTTGAATTTATATTATGGAAGTTCCATTGTTTATATTATACAATAATCGTAGAGGATGTAAGTGAAACCTTTAAAAATAAGTTACCCAAGGAAGACGGGAAACTGCGAAGAAGTAATATAGAATGAAAATTTATAGGAAAGCTACTCCAACGTATTATCATGGTACAGACAGCCCTGAATTTGACGAATATGATCCTTCTCAGGCGGCAAAGGAAGAACAGCACTACAATCCTTTGGGAGAAGCGATGTATGTTACCAATAAGCCCGAATTTGCGAATATGTTTGGCGAAAACGTTTATGAAGTTCAAGTTCCAGATGATGCGGTAATCAAGAAGATTAATCCTTCTAAAGCTGAGTCGGCAATAGGTGATATTCTAAAAAGGGCTTTGAAGAAGGTTAAGATAGATTATTGGGCAACGGACATGGAATTCAAAATGGTTTTCAATGAACAGATAAAAAAAGCATCTTATAGCCCTTATGAATCAATTATTGAGGCGCTCGCGGCGGTAGGATTGTATTATCCTGATTTGGGATTAGAATATTCTGAATGGGTTTCTAAAATCGCAACACAAAAGTTTTCTAAGTTTGATGTTGTTGTATTTGTAGGTACAAATAACCCCAATGATATTTTCATTGGAGAGACCCCTACGCAAGAGATATTGATATTCAATAAGTCTTTTCAAAAGGTATTTAAGGAATATCAGATATGAAGATTTATAAGATATCACAAAGTTCGTTGGTAGAAATTCCTGAACCAGAATATATTTCGGAGAAGTATTTATATCATGCCACATATTTGCTTCATTTAGAGTCTATAATGACAAATGGACTTAAAGGCAATAAAACTAAAAACTGGGATATGAGTCAAGAAAATGTATATCTGGCTTTTGATCCATGGGTGGCTGAATCATATGCTGAATCGTCAGATGTTGTTGAAGAGAAATGGTTAGATGAAATAGTTATTTTACAAATTGATACTGAAGGAATAGATCCAGAGCTTTTAAAACAAGATTCAAATAATTCTAATGGGAAAACTTTAGAATATCATGGAGTAATTCCCCCTCAATATATTTCAGAATTCCATAGAAGTAAAAAATGGGAACCGCCTGCATGAGAATTTATCGACTAGCGCAAGAGGTTGAAGATCCATGGTGGTATGATGCGGAGGACGAAAGCCAAAATGAAAGAATACAAAAATATCGTTCTAAATTTAATGAGTTAAAGAGTATTAACGATGTAGGCGTTTTAATCCCACATATTGTTAAAGCAGCACAAAAAGAATATGATGAATGGGATGAAGCAAAAATAGATACTTATGCAGGCGGCGGCATTTGTCATTTCATAGCAGATCAAATCGCATCTATTTTGAATGATAACGGAATAGCATGTTTTACTCAATCGTCTTCTTTTGAACAACATGTGTATTGCATTGTTCAAGTTCGAGAAGGGATTTATGAAGTTGACATTCATCACTCTTTATATGAGACTGGTGGAGGATTTTCTTGGAACAAACGTCCCGATATACATTTTAATCAAGGAGATGTTTCCATTAGTGAATTATCGAGTAATTTTGACGATATTTCAGAATATATTGAGGATTATGAAGATCTATAGGATAGCTCAAGAAGAATCGGCAGAACAGACCATTCAAGCTTATCATGGGACGAATAAACCCTTTGAAACATTTGATAGGAATTTTTCTGCGCAAGGCGTGTTTTGGTTTTCAGATGACATTAATGAAATCATTGGCGGAACTTCGGGCGCAAATTCCAGTAAATATATCCTTAGCGTCGATTTGCGTGTGAAGAATATAGCGGGATGGGAAGAGTATGAAAAGTTATTCTTACAACAGATTGAAGATAATGGATTTGACAGTATAAATCTAGATCACAATTGGGTTATATTCGATTCTTCAAGGATAGCGATAAGAAAGGTCATGAAGAGACAAGAGGATGGAAGCTATCAATGAAGATTTTTAGGATAGCGCAAAACATAACGGTATATCGAGGCGAGGGTTCTTACAATAAAGGTGGTAATTATTTTACTACCGATAGAGAATGGGCAAGACAATTCACTCAATCGGGTAGAGATTTTGAAATACAGTCGTTTTTAATTCCATCTGAAGCTATATATACTGCGTTTGAATTGCCAAAAGCTTATGATGAAGCTAGTTTTGATAAAGGTATTTTCGAAGCTCAAGAGAATGGATTTAGTTCTTTTTGGGTAGATGAGGGTAGTGGGCAACCTAATTCTATATACGTCATTGATAAGGGCATATTGATTGAGGTCCAAAATAATGAAGATCTATAGAATAGCGCAGCAATCTGACGAACTTGACGAAGCTAACGCCGAGTTGCAGTCTATTATTGATTCTTTTATGAATCAATATCCTGAATTAGATCTTTGGGCATACGAAACTGAAAGTAAGATTCAGTTATCAGAATTGCGTCTGCCTGTAGACATGAGGCGAAAAGGTATCGGTAGTGAAATCATAAGGGCGATACAAGAGTTCGCTCAAAGAAGAGGAAAGCCCATCTCTTTAAGTCCAGAGCCTGAAGTAGGCTACAAAAAGAAACTAAACGACTTTTACAAAGGGCATGGCTTTGTTCCAAACAGGGGCAGGAATACGGACTTTACCATTTCAGACCCACTTTCTGCGACTATGTATTGGAGACCTCAGCAATGAGAATTTATCGACTAGCATTTCAACCTTTCCAATACTTCGGTCAATGCGACAGAATGCGTTGTGATAAAGTGGGAGAAGATAATTGGCAGAATATGATTGCTCAACATCAAAAGGTTCCTATGGAAGAATTCCAGATGATGTGTGATCATGCTGTTTTGCTTGAAGATGAATCATTGGAAGAATTTATTGCAGACGATCCGGATTCTTATTTCGCAAAGTCAATGTGGGGCAATAAAGAGTGTTATTTCCTTATGACAAAGGGTTTTGAGTTCATTTTTTTGAAGAGAGATTGATGAAAATTTTCAAAATAGCAAATGATAATGCCTCTATACTTCAAGATCGGTTGAAGAATGGATTTAAGATTGAAGAAGGCTTTCAATTCTTTGATCCTGAACGAAATGAGTCCGGTATGGTAGCGACATCAGTTTGACTGCAATAGCAGGACTTGTCGAGCCTTATGACGATAACTCTAGTAGTTCAAGTAGTTGAGTTGAAATATGAAAATAATACGTATAGCTAAAGATAAAACTCCAACAAATACACTTAAAGTAACCAAATGCAAAGGCGGAGGGTGGATAATTTCGTTGGCATCTAAGGAAGATAACTATATGTCATACGAAACCATACTTGTTCCATCCAATGTTAAAGTTGATGGGGATTTAACCGATTTAGTTACATCCAAGTAATTTGAACCGATTTAGTTACATTGCGTAGCCCGTTGAAAGACGGGCTTTTCTATTTATGGCAAGGGTTTCGCTATTCTGTTGGAGAAATAATACTGATATATGACAGGGTTAATTATGCTAATTTTCAGACACATTAAAGCAAGTTTAATGCCGATTTATTGTGCTTGGTGCAAGAAACATCTTAAAGGACTAGATGCCGGATACGATGTCCCCGGCAATTCCCATGGTATTTGCGACGAGTGCGATAAAGCAGTACGCGAAGAAATGTCTTTGGAGGACTATGAAAAGTTGGTATAAGATAGCGCAAGAGCCTCCGTCAGTAGAACAGATAGCGACTCAGGTTAGAAATTCTCTCTTGCGTGATGACGATGATAGTTTAAAAGCTCTTTGTCTTCCTGTTTCAAGGCATCTGGCTCAAATCCTCATTAACAACGGATATAACGCTGCATCTGTTACACAGGGAACGTTTACAGTTGATACTCCTGATATAGATGCTTGGAGCGAAATGGATGCAAAGGATTTTTTGCCTGCCGAACCAATGGAGACTGAAGAAGAAGAGATGCAATATGCGGAACAAGCCATGGAAGCTGCAACATATACTCCGCTTCATTATTGGGTTCAGTTGAACAACATGATCATTGACATTACGGCAGATCAGTTTAATGACGAGTTGGAAGATCCTGTTCCTGAAGTTATTATAGGTGATATAAGCGCTTTAGGTGATAGATATACGGTTACTACAGAGAATTGGGCGGAACCAAAAATCATGTATAAATGGACAGTATAATGGACAGTTGGTACGACAAATCAAAAGGTAAAAAGCTCTACGTTATGCGAGGCATAAGTGGCTCTGGCAAGAGTACTGCCGCCAAGTCGTTGTCAGGAGTTGTGCCAGAAAACATCTTTGCGACAGATGATCTTATTTCCGACAACCTTGATGGCTATAACGCTTTCTTTGAAGCGATGGAAGAGGCTCAGGATTGGTCCCCGCTTTCTGAAAAGCACCAACAGTTGATCGCGTTGATTGGTCAAGCTATGGAAGAAGGCAGAACCCCTCTGGTTTTGGATAATATGAATCTTCAAGCTTGGGAAGCAAAAGCGGCTGTCCAAAAGGCTGTTAATCAAGGCTATGAAGTAGAGTTTGTAGAAGTTGGGACTGGCGGTCAGACCGCAGAACAGTTAGCTGAACGTAATCGACATGATGTTCCGTTGGAAGAGATTCAGAATATGGTTGACAAATACGATGCTGAAGGTCCGTTGACAGTTGATAAAGTTTTAGAAAGCGAGTTACCCGAGGCGCACATAGCATGAGAAGTTGGTATCGTATAGCCATAGATCTTCGAAAGGTTGCCCAGATATGGGAGTATCGTCCTGATGAAGAAGATGTGAACGAATGGGACGATGAACGAAACTTCGCTAGCAAAATCAAAGAGTTTCATGAAATGGAATTCAAGTTCTCCATGATGCGCGAACTTCCTTTTCAAGGTCATCCTAAACGACAAGAGAATATTCAACGCCAGTTAGAACAAAGTTTGATTGAAATTGCTGAAGAACTTCAGAAGAAACTGTTGGAAACTTTGGAGAAATGGTTGGATAGCCATGCCATTCTAACTCCTAACACTTGGGCATCTAAGCGAGTGCAAGGAGAGCGGGACTATCAGGAAGTCAACGGCGAAGGCGATTCTGAATCGATGGTTAACAATTTGTTGTGGGAGTATGACAAATATGTTCATAACGACAGGCAGCGGCTCAACAGCGGATTTGGTAGCTCTCCCGATTATTCTACTCACATGTACGAAATATTGAGTACTGCTCTCAATGACAAAGAGAGTTACCCATCTTTAATAAGGTATGTCGAGAATGCGTTTTTACCTGACTATAAGAATTCAGAAATTGATTCGGCTCAATATAATTTGGAAGATTTCAACTTGAGTCACGATCAAGAATTCGAAACGATAGAAGAGGCAGAAGCATGGATTGAAGATTACTATACGGTTGAGAATGTAGATCTTGAACCTGATGTTCTGTTTGGCGGAGATGTTGAATCGTTTGTTCAGTCATTGCAGAATTGGGGTAGCTTAGATGGAATTTTAACAGAATTCTATCAACATTTGGTTTTCCCATCTTGGTATGATCATTGGTCTGCGCAAGGAATTGATGAAACGAGAGAGACGGTGGAAGATATACATACTCGTTTAAAAGCGGCGTCATCAAAAGATCTCGGGAATTTAACTGCGATGATAAGTATGGGGTTCAATGTGGCTCATCAAACAGGAGATATGGTTGAGTATCTTGAACAAGATGTTGGTGAAGACGGCTTAAAAAGCACCTTAGACGCAATTGATCAGGGAGCCTATGTAGAGAAGGCAAAAGAAGACTTAAAATCAGTCGGGGTACAAATTTAGAGGACTTTTTGATGAAAATCCCTAATATATATAGTAGTTGGTACGGCAAGTACAAGAAAGATGAAAATCCGAAATCGCCTTATAAGGTGGTTAAAATAGAGAACGACATGGGCGTTCCGGTTTCAGGATTGGAAGAAGTACGTCTAGATGCGTACTCTCCTGCTCAAGCGCGTTTGTTTTTCTTGCAGAAGTATCCACAACTAGAAGATTATTTGAGTATGGGATATCAAATTGAGGTTGAGTTGGACAATGTGTCGCTCCAACAAAGACAGCAAATAGAAAAAATGGAACGCCAAAGGGAAGAGGAAACGATTCAAAACGCTTGGTGGAATCAATAAGGAGACTATTATGACTGAATGGAGTCAAGACAATATTTTAGTTTTTGCAGCTACAGCTAAGAAGGGTGGCGGAGTTAACGCTATTCTTAGTTTGTTGCAAGACTTGATCGCTTTTCAGGACAAGGTTGGATCAGCAGTTGAAGTTCAAGACCTTGGCGAGAATAAGCAGAAGTTAGAGGATTTTCAAGCGAGACTTAGCGAGATGTACGAGAGTCTTCTTGATATGGCTAAGGGCGGAGTACAAACGATTCGCCAACCGCAAGTTGAAGAATCTGAAGAACCTATATTGATGGATAGTAATACAATTCATCAATTGCCGTAATTATGCCAGATACAGATCAAAGTTTGGGCATTCAAGACCTTAGAGCCATTATTCACGGCTTAAGGATGTCCGGATTTTCTTTTATGGGTGACAATGATATTCGTGAAAAAGTTAGTTTCATGATTCAAGATTTGCCTTCACCCGAAACTCTTGATTCTATGATTGAATCTCCTGATGATTTGAGACATATCCAAGAGAATGTAGGAGAAATCATGAAACTCATAGAAATGGGTGGTGCAAGAGATGAAAATTTCAAAGTAAGATATGAAGCAAAAACAGACATACCACCAAGGTATAAAGTTTTGAAATGGAGGACAGCTATGAAACAAAATGAATTAACAAAAAATCTAATCAAGGTATCGATGTATGCAGATGATAAGTCTGAGCCACAAATCGCAGAGCAGGCAATTCGTCTCGCTCAAAAAGTTAAAGATGGTTCAGTAACAGAAGCGGACGTAAAATCTTTTGAAACATCTTTCGAATCTTCTAATCTCCACCAAGAAGCTGCTTTAAGCGATTGGTGGGCTGGCATGAAGGGCGGAGCGGGTGCTTTTGGACAAGAAGTCAAGAACGTAGGGCATGGATGGGTCGATCCCTCAAAAGTAGGCGCGGGATTAGCTCGATCTAAAAGCATTATGGAAAGCATTATCAAAAATGTTACAGCTTTACAGCAAAGTCTTAATCAGTCTCAGGAATGGGTTCAAGATCCAGCATATAAGCAGGATTTGACTAATATTTTGAACATTGTACAACCGTTTACTACCAACTCTCAGGGGATTCTAAACAAATTGAACGAGATAGAAGTCAACTACAAGAGAACAAAAGTTCCCGTAGGTCCAGATGGTCAACAAAGTAGTGTACCTGTCGGGCAAGATAGCGCTCAAGAAGTTGGCGATGTAGCAGAAGCCTCTCCTGAGCGTATCCAAGAGTTGCAAAATCAAGTCGGAGCGCCAACGCAGCCGGGTGGTAATATTTGGGAACAAATGGGACAAGCCTTGCCGGGAAGTCCTGATGCAGACATTACTAACTTACAGACGCAAGCGCCTGATGTTGCCCCGGGATCACGACCTGAACCGGCAACACGCGAGCAGCCAAACCAGATTACAGCGCCAACTCCTGCGACGGGCAAATTTATTCCCGGAGAAAGAGTTAAAACTCCGAAGGGCGATGGAACGGTAGTTCAGCATAATGATAATGGAACAGTTGTTGTTAAATATGACACCGGAGCTCAAGGCGCTCCTTCAGAAAGTAAAGTAGAAAGATTGGCGGCATCTGATGTTAGAAGGATTGCTTCCAGTAAGAAGTGGGTTCGCGTTGCTTAAAGACCAAAATTAACTAAGAAAACGCACCATTTTGTTATCAAGATGGTGCGTTTTTTGTATAATATCACCTGAGGTTCTGAGATGAAAATAGCCTTAAGATGTAAGCATTGTCGAGCTACTTGGATGCAAGGGGAAGAAGACCTCTGTTTAGAAATAGACTTCTATGATCAGAAGATCTTTTTCGTATGTCCGCAATGTAAGAAAGAAAATCAAATGAATGTAGAGACATGGCAGAAAAAACAGGAGCACAGTCCTTTGCCTCGCATAGGTACTGCTTAAGCGGGAGGGCTTATGCCACATTACATCAAGAGACCAGAACCCGGGCGTTTCACAAGAGAAAAGGTAATAGAAAAAGTAGTAGAGAAAGATCCGAAAGAAGAAAAGTCAGAGAGTTTGGATATTAATGTATTGGCAAATGCGGTTGCGCAAGCAATCAATTTGAATTTGCCTCAACAAACAACTCATATTATTCATTCAGACGGAACTTTACCAGATACATTTGATGATTCGAAAACCATGGATCGTTTGGCTGACCAAATGTTAGTCGAACGAGGAAATAACGAAGCGAACTTCGAAAACTTAGGAAATGTCGAGAAAACAAAGAAGGATCAGAAAGACGTGGATAATACCATTGACTTACTGACTAAACTAAACGACTGAGGAGAATAAAATGAGCGACGATATTCTAGATGAGGTCTTGGAAGATGTAGCTGGCAACGGCGAAGCACCTAAGAAAGAATCAAATGAAGAAGCTCAACCCGTCCAAGATTCTCAAAATCAAACAACTGTCAAAATCGCTAATGAGGAAGACGAAGCAGTTGAGTATTTGCCGGGTTGTGGCGTAGATATTGGTACGAGCAACATTGTAGTTGCCCGTAGAACAAAAGATGGAACGTTTGTAAACCGTTTCCATCGTAACATGCTTTATCCGCTTGATATTTCAGAGGAAGCTATGGATTTGCTCGAAAAGAGCAGCTATCTCTATGTTAAAGTTGGCAAGAAGTATTTTGTAGTTGGGGAAGATGCTTTGACATTAGTCAACGCAATTGGCAAAGGCGAAGTAGTCCGTCCTATGCAGGATGGGATTCTTAATCCTTCTCTCCAAGAATCTACAGAATTGCTTTTCTACATTATCAAAGCGGTAGTTGGCGATCCTAAGGTGGAAGGAGAATCGTTAAGGTTTTCTGTCCCTGCTGATCCCGTTGACTCTCCTATCAATAACAAATTCCATGAAATGATTCTGCAAAACTTCTTTGAACGCATGGGTTATGATGCCAAGCCGGTCAATGAAGCAATGTGTATTACTTATGATTGTAACCCTATCATGAAAGAAGATGAAGAAGAGGTTCCATTGAGCGGTATAACTTGCAGTTGCGGCGGAGGTATGTGGAATTTGGCTCTTGCCTACAAGGGATTGAGTATTGTTGAGTTTTCTTGCACTAAATCTGGAGATTATTTGGATGAACAGGTAGCGACCATGACAGGGTTTAAGAAAAGCAAAGTTATCAAAGTCAAGGAAAAGAAGCTTGATTTGGGTAATGTTGATATGTCGGACAGAATACAAGCTGCGCTATCTGTATATAGTGACGAGATGGTTGAGCGTATGGTTCATCATATTAGTCAGCAATTCAAAGATCTAAACAGCGAATTGGACGGCGAGGTTGAGATAGTTGTTGCTGGAGGAACTTCAATGGCTCCCGGATTTTGTGATAGACTGAGTAAGGCTATCGAAAGTTCTGAGTTGCCATTTAATGTATATCGAGTTAGGCATTCTGATACGCCTTTTTATTCGGTTTCTCAGGGTGCTTGCATCCGCGCACAGGCTGACTATAGTAAAAAATCCAAATAACCTCCCGATACAAGGATTTAAGGCTATGGTTGTTGAAATAATAACCAGAGTCTTTTTCTTTTTATAGGAGAATTTTTATGTATTGCACAGTACAAGATATGATAGCGCTCTTGCCAGAGCCGATTACAATCGGAGATACCAATATTGGAACGCCGTCTCCGGGACGCACTGATCCAGCAAGTCGATCAAAATTGACGCCTGATGAAGCGATCCGTTATATACGGTTTGCTGAAGAAGAAGTCGATTCCCGTTTGCGTCCTTATTACGTTTGCCCATTGCGTCGAGTTAAAACTTTTGAGACAGAAATCCTTCAAAATGTTATGAATGGATCTTCTGTTGAGGTTAGAGTTCACGATACAGGGGTTTTTTCTAAAGGACAGATGGTGCGTCTGCAAAGCCGTAGCCAAATGGAAACTGACGATATTGGTTCTGTCAAAAATATGACCACTCTCGTTATCAACCAAGTTAAAAATACTTATGTGATGGATAACAGTAAAATTAGTATTCTGGAATTTCCAGATCCCATCCCGTTAGTAACCGCTCGTTTGGCGATCTCATACTGCTTCGATCAATTGTTCGCGGCAGAACAAGCTCCGAACGTTTCTGAATACGGCAAGGAGCAGAGAAGGTTAGCGATCAATAGCATGGATAACATCCTAAGCGGATCGGCTCTTCTATTTGGTCAGGACCATACGGGTATGAGGTTTGTTAGAGGATCGCTGTTTGACGCTTACCAAAACCCGACGCCCGAGTTCCAATTTGGTAGGGAAAAACAATAATGTCATTAGCTGATACACTTGCTGAAATGGCTAGAGAAACGCGCCTTTTGGGTAGCGATCTTGAGGCTATTGTCCATAAAAAGAAACAAGGAGACACCGATCCGGCATCTCGTAGGTCTTTAGAACCAGTCACTCGATTGCGAAAGAACAAAGAGGAATTAATCAAGGTTCAGAATACCGATCCAGACGTTCAGTTTGTTAAAGATAAATTGAGTGACATTTTCGGAGGATAAAATGTCTATTGAGTTAATAGCTGATGGAATTATAGACATAATTAAGAAAAACATCATTGCCGAAACTGATGTTACTTCTGACGTGTCTACCGGAGACACTGATATAGCTATTGACAACGCTTACCGTTTCCATGCAGACGAAGAAATCGTTTTAATTGATTACGGATATAATCAGCAAGGTCATACTCATCACAATGTCTTTGAATACGCTCGCATTAAATCCGTCAACAGTACAACTTCCATTACCTTGCACGATGCTGTTGTAGGTACTTGGCTTGTTGCCGATCAATCGTTCATTCAAAAAACCATTGGTCATTCGCCTCTTTATTCAGACAATGTTTTGTACGGCGATAGGGAGGTTATCCCCACTGATGATATAGCGATTACTATCGAACCAGTCTCTTTAAGCAATGAATGGATTTATCTTCAAGGCGGGTTGAGCGAAGAATATCGCGTTCGGATTATGGTCTACGGAAAGTCAATCACAACGGATGAAGGACGAAGAATTCTAGACAGATATTCATGGGCAGTTTACTCTCTACTTAATAATAACCTCCATATCGATGTTAATAACGTTGAAGCGCCTTTGGTTAATGACTATGCCGCAGGCGGCAACACAGTTGTTATTGAAGATAATGATTTTAATCGACTACATTTTACAGTCAATACCGACGTAAATGCTCCCAAGGAGTACAGTTTGCAAGACAATCAGGGCGCGTCTCATTGGTTTTTCAATATCACAAACAGAGTTGTTGGCGGTGGCAATATCCATATAACGATGGGTGGATCAGATGCAAACAACTTTTTGTTGACAGAGTTTGCGGTCATTCGTCATATCGGGTTGTACATTTATGATTCCAGAGCAGATGGAGTGAACTATGGAGAAGTTTCTAAGGGAAGCGCCTTTTTAAGGGCTTCTGAAATCAATTGGTTCGGAAAATGGGTCAATCGTCACTATTTCCCTCAGACTTCAGATGGAGTTGATAACTTTGATCGTATTCCTGAAGGAAGCTCTTCGAGTTCAAGCTCTAGCAGTAGTTAAAGCTCTGAAAGCAGTTCAAGTAGTTCATGCAAGTAGCTCACTCGATTCAAGTTCTTCGAGCAGTTTAGAAGTCCAAAATAAGGTTTTTGAGGACGGGCAGAACGCTGTCAGGGAGGACAGCCAGAATGCAATTTGGGATTTACCGTTAGGATAGGAGGATTTTACCCCGTTATTGAAGAATAAATTAAAGACAAATTAATTGTAAGCTTAGCGCCGTTAATCCTCAAAAAATAAAAGAGGAATTACGGGTAAGGCATATGAAATAGTATGCAGAATAAAGATAGTGTGAAAATGAATTTTAATAAGAGATTTGAGGAGTAGCGATGGCACAAATAAAAATCTACAATCAAGAGACGAATACTACGTTAAATATCGATCTCAACATCGCTTCTGGAGTTTTGGACGATACTACCACTGGCGAAGTTGATTATTATTTGTTGGTATCTACGACGATTCCAACTCTTGCAGGAGGCACATTCCCGACGTTTAGAGTTCGGACTATGGCAGATACGCCTCCGGGATATCCTGCGGCTTTTGACTTTAACCAGTTGGCACTCATGTATTATGAGTATTTCACCACGACTGCGCAGTTGGCAGAGTCTAGTTCGAGTTCTTCTAGTTCGTTTGGAGAAAGCAGTTCTTCCTCTAGCTCATTGGGCGAAAGCAGTTCAAGTTCAAGTCTAGGAGAAAGTTCAAGTTCAAGTTCACCCCTTGATGATTAAGGAGACAGGAAATGCCAATTAATTACAGCATATACAGTAATGGAAACGCTACCAGCAAGACAGTCGCCTTAGATTTCGTCAATGATTATTTGGCTTCTAGCTCAAATGGCGTTTCTGATAATCCAAAGTACTTCTTTAAGTTTACAACTGCGGCGACAGATGAAGATGGTAATAAGTATGGCGCAAGGGTTTCTGAAAGTTTGAGCGATGTTGCTTTGAATAGTGCAAATCCTGGAACATCAAGACAACGTTTATCAAATACGGCAGCAGCTTATGGGAATGTTAAATCTATGGTTGTAGACTATTTAGCTGATTACGTACTCGGTCATGACCCCCTCCACAACGGTACTACTGTTGCTGAACAAAAACCAATGAAATTCAATTAAGATGAAAAAAGCAGGATAATTTCAGCAAAGCTTGAATAATTAGAAAAAGGAGATAATCATGGCGATAGGCGATATTAGAGCAGGCTACATGGGATATGCTAACATCGCGGGGACAAACGAACTCCGCTTTAGCGATGCCAACATATCTGTAAAACAAGAAGTCAATGCCCCAGATCTTATTATGGGGAACTTTAATCGTATGGCTTACGTTTATGGCCCAGCGCAGGTAGATGGATCTATTTCTGGTCCTGTAACAGAAAGCTTTGCGAGTAGCGGAGCAGGCTCCGTTTGGAACTGGGCTGTTGATCGTGACGCATGCGGATTGTTAGGAGCTAAAACAGTAGATCTTTACTACTTTTGCGGTTCAGCAACAGGAAGCGAATCGGCAAGATCATTTGGCGAAATGTATGTCAACAGTATTACTTTCTCGGCTTCTGCCGGGGATATTGCTCAGTTTTCTATTGACGTTTTGGGCGCAGGCGATCCAACTCCTCCTGCATGGATAGGGGGATCGAGTGGCGTAACTGGAGCAGCAGCAGAAAAGCTCTTGACATGGGACGCCCTCTCTGTAACTTGTACCGGAACAAACGCTCCATCTTCAACAGTTTATAGCAATTTTGAATTTACATTAAGTAATAACGTAGAACCTGTCTATGCGATTCATAGCAGCGCGAACTACTACCCATTCGATCTGGTTCCCGGATTGAGAACGATTACAGGTAGTATTTCGGCTTACAATGTTCCTTCTAATACAGACGGAGCGGATGGTTACTCAGACGCGGAAAATGCAGCATCCGCCACTGGAACAGTAACGTTTGGGATCGGCGGCTTGACAATTGTCGCTAATGTTAAGTTCCACAGAGTCGAACCAACATCTAGCGTAGGTCCGATTATTTCGACTGTAGCATTTACTGGAGTAGGTACGCAAGCGTTCTAAGCGTTTTAGCGGCTACTTAAAAAAGTTACATTTTTTTAAACAGGGCAGGTTCTTATACCTGCCCTGTTTTCATATATATCACTGTTCCGGTGAACACTTTTCTTGTATAATACAGTCACAACAATAACCAAAGGAGGTACTATGTTTGTAGAAGATGAAGAACTAATGACGGTTGTTGTCTATTATAAGAAAGTGGGACGCCATTACGTGTCCTACGACGACGAGACCTTTAAAGATCTTGATATGCCAGAAGAAGAGAAAGCAGAATTCAAGAAATTAACGGTCAATACTAGACAATTGACTTGGGGGTTGTATAACGACCTTCAAGAAAACGCGATGGTTGCAGATCAACTAGGCAACCGTAAATGGAACTACAAGGTATACAAAGAGAACAAGCTTCGCAGTATCATTCTTAATTGGGATGCTAAAGCGAAAAATGAAGAGGGCGAATTTGTAGTCGTACCTCCTTCTCCACAAATGATAACAAAGATGTCTCCCGATATAGCGGAAACGATTCTGAACAGATATGATCAGATGACGCTAATCGATGAGGAGACGGAAAAAAAATCCTAGAGCAGACGTATAATTATATCAAAGGTAAGGGGTTGGTTACGTCTGCTGTTAAAAGAGCGATCATCGAATCAGAATTAATGGAAGCATATCACTGGTTGCCGCAAGAAATAAGACAGATCCCTTACCGACAGTTACAAGAGTACTATATCGTTCGCAGACAGCAACGAGAAATCGAACAAGAAAGTCAGGCTTTCGCGCAACAGGTCCAAGACAGCAAGGGAAGAGGACAGGCGATGTCCAGTGGACAATCGAAACGATTTTGATAAACAACATTAGGAGGAAGACATGTCAGAAGAAAAAGAAGTAAAAGAAGAGCAGGCTCCCGTCGAAGAAGTCGTCGAAGAAGTCGTCGAAGCAACTGAAGCAACTGAAACTGCTGTCGAGGCTACTGCTGAGACAACTGAAGAACCTGAAGCCAAGGAAGAAAAGGAAACTTCAGAAGAACAGAAAGAGGAAGAAGAGAATGAGGACATCTTCATTACCGAAGACGATACTTTCGATGTAAAGGTCAGATGGTATAAGATTGAAGAAAAACTTTTCGTTGAAGATGGAGATACCGAATTTGACGAAGCGCAGGATGTTAACGAGTTCGCAGTTACCTTTAAACTTCCGAGCCAAGGCGATTATGAGGTTATCATCAACAGTAGTGTTTATCGTTCTCCTGACGAAATGAAAATTTCTGATATCGTTCAGTTGGAGTTGGCAAGAATGGTTACATTAGTAAGAAGTTGGAGCTTAGAACAGGACATCTCCCGTATGGTTCAACTCGACCCGGACATTATCAAAGCCATTCTTAAAGGAATACGCGACGAAGTAGGCATGAAAGCTATCTTATAAGAAGGTATTTATGTGAAGATCTTTGAAGTACTTTAGAGGAATAAAAGGCTATGAAAACCTCTAAAGTATTGCACAATTTGCGATCTGAACTGGTCCAGCTTTCAAAATCCTTCTCTGATCGCTTATTGTCTCAAAGACTTTTTCTGATTGCAATGGATTTTGATGCTGAGTTCCTTACTTGGGTCAAAGGACAAGGAGCTAAAAAATCTTTAGCTGCTCTCACACATCCAGTGGTTCTAGATACATTGCGTTTTATCGACACAATGCTGGAATCTCACCCTGATGGGATTTCTAAGCCAGATTTTGTCAAATACTTTGTTGGGACCAACAATTCTAAATATCTCCCAACTATTTTGAGTTTTTCAGAGATTTACCAAAAAAGCGGTTCAGCTATACTCGAACCTTTCGAGCAAATTCTTTCTCATACAGACATTTTCCATTCCGTAGGGGAATCGGATGTTCCGTTGGTAGAAGAGAACCTTAGAGAGATTGAAAATGAGTTCAGGAAACATACTCAGGGTCTTGTCAATAAACCGTATGGTGATCTAGGCGGAACTCAGCAGAAGCCGACGAAGTTGACTAAAAATGAGAAAAAACGAGAGTTGTTCCTTTACCTTATTGACGAGGCAAGCCAACAAATCGTCTCTATTTTGGATTCCAATGGGTTTGATGTTTTAGCAGATTCTATAAGATCAGACCGAATGTTTTTGGTTAATCCTAAAGCTTTATCACAATCTAGGTTGACTGGACTACCCCGCGATAGAAGTTATATGGTTTTGCAGGCGCAAGATGTCGCTAAAACCATTTTAAAACGCACGGACTTAGACGATTACGAGTTTAATTACAATCTACTAATCAATTCTGCTATGCGGTTTAACACAAAAATGACCGACCAAGAATTCGATAAGTACTTTTACGATTTAATGTTAGAAAAGGGAAGGGGGACTGTTGATTCTCCTCCTCGCGTTGAATTCACTCAACGAGATTGGGTACATCCTACGTTTGTAGAATTTACAGCTCTCGTCTTGACGATGATTATGTCTCAAGTAAAACTATAATCCTTTAACAGGGTTCATTTTAAATCATGTCAGAAGAAATATTAAATGCTTCGGAAGATTTCCAGTCGCTCATGAGGGCAATTGCCGGGGCAGGCGGTGGGCTTGAAGCTATTGCTCATCAGGCTAAAACTGTTCAGGACATTTTTTCTCGCGGGGCGGATATGGCATCGCGTTATGATGCGATGGGTAAAGCCGCAGGGCGCGTTACACCTCAGATGGAAGCGCTTGCCAAATCTATCCAAACAAAAAACGTGCAGGCGGATCATTCTAATAACAGCCTACAGCAACTTCGTGATTCTACCAAAGCTCTAGATCAAGCTGTTGGCAAAAGCGCAACGACTTGGGACAAATGGAGCAACAACATAAAGAAATCCCAAGGCGCAATGTCTAAATGGTTGCCACTTTTTGGTGGAGCAAGTATTACCATTGGCAAAGCCAAAGATTCTTT